TAGTGCTTCATTTGTCCTACCATAAAATCTAAGAACACCTTTATTAATTGCTATTCCCCACAGAGCCTGTTTAAGAAATAATTTTTCTACACATTTTACTATTTTGCCATTTTCAACATCAACATAATCCGCAATATACTGCTGTTCGTTGATTGTGACATTACCACCACTTGAGACTGGAATAGCATTTAATGTTATTGGCAACTGTATTGATTGCTCTTTGTATGGTTCAAATGGAGTAATTTGTTTACCTATTAAGATTTGTGGCTTCCATGTTTCGTTGTTGAAAGTATTTCCTCCTGTAATTTTAATAGATAACTTAAATTCATACCTAGCATCTTGTCTTGTAATTACATAAGGTGTATTGACAATATTGCTTGCAATTGAAAAGCCCTTTGTGTTCTCGTTGCTATAATCAACGTAGCATTTGTTTATATGTTCAGTGCCTCCTATATTATTTGGACAAAATATAATTTCAGTTCCTTCTTTAAGCATAGATGGGGTATCTATTGGCAAGTAAATACGTTCATTATCGATAGATGTTCCGTTTAATTTTATAACTCCGTTGCTTACAGTAATGGTACATCCAGAATTTTGATATTCACCATCTCTAATTTTTAAGATATTTCTTCCAAGTAGTTTTACTGTTGGATTCACAACGCTCTTAATCTTAACTGGATTCTCTGGTGTTGGTGTTCCATCCTGTGATGATTTACCATATATCATCATATCTTGAATCTTTCCATTGTCAGAATCGGCAAGATGGGTTTCACCTTGATTTGATGCGTAGAACTTTGTGATTTTGTTGGATAAATCTTCCTTTAGTGAACTAACCTGTCCTCTAACTGCATCACCCGCATTTGGATAAGTCTTTCCGTCCGCTCCGACTCTTATATCAGTTAATTCAGCATCACCTGTAGTAGAGCCATCAGGCAGTGCTACAATGTTGTCAATGCGCTTTTTCTGTGTCTCTAACTGTGCATTAAATCGAGAACTGACAGCCCAATATTCAATGTTTGATAACTCAATTCCTTTTGGCACATTCTTCTTTGATGTATAACTGTCACCATTGCTTGCTAAAACCACCGAGAGATTTTCATATTCTTTGGTTTTGTCCCAATTACCCATTGGCATTGGAATACATCTGTTACCTATATATTTAGGCATAATCAATCACCAACCTTCCACTATCATCTGTGCTAAAAACTAAATCATTTCAATCGGGTGTCTGAACGTAAAAATATCCATCATCCGTAATTCCAAATGTTGCAAATTTGCCTAATTCGTTTTGCAAATCTTCAAGTGCTGCCATTCGCTTAACTATTCCGGGCGCGAAACACATCCATATCTGCTGTTTTTTCGTGTCAGAGTCAGTCGATACCGCCCATTCTCCAGCCTTCATTTTTGAGGGGTCAAACTCCGCGTATGCCCCTCGTCTCATTTGAATTGCCATAAGCTACACCTCGCTTTCGTCAATGCCTAATTTCCGGCACAATTTTGAAAACTTATCTTCCAATTTATCTATGTGTTTTTGCATTTTGTCAATCTTCTGCTCATCTCCGGCAAGTCTTAAGATTAGGAATTGCTCATAGTTCATGCCGTAGTACAGTGTATCATCATCCGATGTTGCTTTATTTTGGAAAATCATATCAAGATTTTCATCGACATGTCCTTTATCTTTAAGATTCTCGATTATATCCTGTGCCATTGCTCCAAAATATAACGGTTTGTCTGAATATCCTTGTCTATTAAGATTGTATTGAAATAAATTAACCGAACCTACTGCGTCAATATAATCTTGATTAATTGCTTTAATATTCTTTTTTAAGCGTTTATCTGATGAACTCCATACCCAAGTAACATCAACTTGGAAGCTTAAGGCACTGCCATCCCAGTCACAATGATAAGTATGTCCTGTTGCATCGCCACACATAGCATACCCTCTATCAGTCTCTCTGAATTTATCAGATTGTACTTCTTGAGCTCTCATTGTCTGTTGCGCACTTATTGTCTGTGCGCTCATTGTCTGCGCGCCTATAGCGCCTACGGCTCCGTAGAGTGTAATCACGTTCTCACCATTTTTGTTAATTCGCAAGACTGCACCATTCATCCAAAGCTCATAATTGTTTCCTGAATTGTCAGTAGCCTTTAAATCAATCTTTGAATTACTTAAATTTCCGTTCAGTGCAATACTTCCACCGGACATATTAAGATTTGAAGCAGTTACCTTGCCGTTTTCATCCACGACAAACACTCCATTTCCCATGTTAATTGTGCCACCATATGCCCAGTCGAAGTTAATTCCGACAGCCGACATGATGTTGAATACAGCATTTCCGTCTTTGTCAACTCCTGCTTTCCATGTTTTGCCGTAATCATTTGAAACCGCTAAGCCATTAGCTGTCATTTTCCACTGTATGTTGCTCGAATTAAGGTCAGCTTTATTATGCATAATGTAAATAATTGAGCCATCCTCTTGCACCTGTTCAGTCTTAAAAAGTCCGAGCGATTGAGACATTAGCTGTGTCAGCAATTGCATTTGCTTATCATATACACTTAGTTGTGCCTGTGCAACTTTCCTAGCTTGTACGACAGCCTTTGTCTCATTACTGAATTTGTCAGCACTATTTCTTGAAGCATTTTCAGCGTCACATGAAATTTTTGTACCGCTTCCAACTGTAAATGTTCGGTTAGAAATAAAACAGCTATAGGTATTCTGCTTGCGGTCTGTCACAAGTGCCACATCTCCGCTCTCAATCAGTGGGTTTGACAAGAGTGTAGCGTCAAGAGGTCTGAACCTCATGCCACCGATTTTTTTAAAAATATAATCTGCAACTGTCTGTGCCTTGTCTGCCGAAATAAACGGATTATCAGAGATTGAAATTACATATCCCTCTTTTCCAGCAAGAGCATTAACATCTTTCGCCTTATCCTCTTTTGAGGTTACAATAACTTTAACACCTGTAATAACAACATCATCGGTCGCAACATTCAAATCTTTTTGCGTGTAAATATTGTGGTAATTTCTCGACTCTGTAAATGTTCCGCCATCAGCACTATCTCCACTTGAATAGTCGGTGAAATTTCCACCATTCAGTGTATCTCCGTCAGAGTATGGTGTAGTTTTTGTGCTAAAAGTTCCACCATTGTAATTTTGGCTTTCAAACTGGCTCATATCATACCAGCCGATAAGCAATTCGCCATCGTGACCGCACTTGCCCCATAATCCGCTCAACTGTAAGATGTAGGCTATTACCTGTCCATATGTGAGTTTTTGATTATCGCTCGGTATCTCGTTAATCACGTAATCAGAGTTGTCAAATCTCGCCATAGTAAAAGGTACATCGCACTTAATACAAGCGTCTCTGACCACCTCATACGCTGTCGTAGGGTAGCTTAAATTGCTGTCATACTCACGATTGAAATTATTAATATTGTCAAGGCAAGTAAGCGTTATGAGTGAGCCATCATAGCTTGTCTCGCTGACTCTATACTCACCGATTTTTAATTTCTCGGCTGTGCCGTCAGAAAAGCTTTTTGAAACATATGCTGTTACGCTTGCCTTATCAAAATCATACTTGCTGTAATCCTCGTAAATGTTATTCAGCTTAATTTTCAGTTTTCCGGCAACCAAAGCCCCGATTGTGAAAGTGCCATTGCTCGATGTTGAGTCATTGACCTCGAAGCCATTCGCCCACAGCTCACTATCACTAATAGGTATTTTTTCACCGCTTGCCGTAACTATGTCAGCAAAGCAATTTACATTTATATCATTGTCGAGCATTACTGCCCTTTGCCATTTAGCCGATACGTTAAGCATTAAATCACCGCCTTATTTTTCTATGAGGTTAAAGCTCAATGTCTCATACCTCTTATTGTTAATAGTCCATATCTTGATAGGTGCGCTCCTATCACCCACATAGAACGTGCGTGTTTCATCAGTGCCACTCATAGCGTCAGGATATGTTACTCTGATATATTCGGGGTTTACCATTTGAAGTATCCTTGCTGTCCTAGCTGTGTCTGTACCACTCCACGACAATTTAAGCTGTCGTTTCTGTGCTATTCTATTCTTGTGCATTTGAGCGTCCTGTGTACGTCCACTGTCGCTTGCAGACACATCAATCAAGCCCCATTCAAAGCTTGACGGAGTAGGTAATTCCACTCCGTCTACTAACATCATTGCCATTTTGTTACCTCGTAAAAAGACACCCACGCAAGGGTGAGTGTCTTAGCCAAATTCATTTGCTACAATATATCGTTGTCCGTGCTTTGCTTTACCTACCTGTGTCATGCGATAAAGTGTTTCGCTGTCGCACTTAAACACGTTTTCAATGATAGGCGCAGGATTTCCACCGGCATTAGAGTTCATCATTACTTGTGCCATACCCTCCATGACAGCCTGTTTAATTCCCTCTGTGATTTGTTGGTTATTTGCGGCCACGTTTTTGCCGTTTGAGAATTTACCGACTAACTCATTGTGATTGATAAAAGCCATGCCGTCCTCTCCCCTTGGGAAAATTCCACCACTAGCAAGCCTTGGAATATGCACTTTTGGAACTAACGATACTCCGTTCCAATTTGCACCGGCCACCTTAGCAGCCATAGAAACAACTTTGTTAAATCCTCTTAATAAAGAGTTAATTCCACTGACAACAAAATTAACACCATTCTCTATTTTGGAAATAACGTAGTTCATAGCTCCTGTAACACCGCCTTTTATCGAACTCCACACATAATTAAATGCGCTTGTAATTCCGTTTTTCATAATATTAAAGCAGTTTGTGATAGGCGAAATAACATTGCCATTAAACCAACCCGCCACGCTTTGCCAAGTAGATATAACAAAGTTCTTTGCTGTGCTAAGTGCCGATGTTATACCAGCTTTCAACATATTAAAAAAGTTTGAAATCGGTTGTATTACTGTACCGCTAAACCAACTTGCCACCCCTTGCCATGTTGAAAATACAAAATCTTTTGCTGTCTGTATCGTTGTCTGTATAAACGTTTTTAAAAAATTAAACAGATTTGAAATTGGAGTGATTACATTATTATTGAACCACCCCGAAGCTACTATCCAAATTGCTTGAATTATTATCCAAATACCTTGAAAAATCTGTTGTGCTCGTGTAGCAAAGCCTTTAAAAAAGCCAACTATCGGTTTAATTACTGTGGAACTGAACCATTTCGAAGCTCCTTGCCACACAGTTACTATGTCTTTCCATAAGGAGCCAAAAAAGCCACTTATGGTTTTCCACATATCTTTAAAAAACGAAACTACAGGTTCAATGACATTTCCATTGAACCATTCGCCAGCCGTTGAAAATAGTTCGCAAATTGTGTTCCAATTATCTTTTACCACAACAACAATCGTTGCGACTGCTGCCACTATTGCTCCAACAATTACTGCTGGCAATGCTGCCACACCAGCTAATATTGCTCCGATTGTAGTTAATGCGACACCTATCACCATTAAAATCTCATTTACCCAACTGAATCCGTCTTTTAACATTTTGACGAAATTTACAATAGATAAAATTGTTCCGGCTATTGCCGAAAAAGCAGAACCGATTGTTGCTAATAGGTCTGCTGCCCCCGTTCCGAATGCAGCCGTTATTGCATCACCCAAGCTTAAACCGCTGAATAATCCCTCTATGAGTAATCCAAGATTTGTTGATAGTGAAGCAAAAATGGTTTTAAATGCTTGCATTATTGCCGTTCCAATGCCGGCTCCTTTTACAAGCTCAAATCCAATTTTTGAAGCAATTGCTTCTGCTATTACTTTCGATAATGATTTTCCAATAAAAGCGAGTGCCACTGAACCTAATTTTAGTGAAATTATCTTTTTTATCAGCAATGTGCCAACTATTATCTCAACAGTTTTAATGTCTAAATTGCTTAAAAAGTCCGTAATTCCTTTTAGTACGTCTTTCCACGACACATTTTTAATTGTCGTGGTTAGCATGGTGTATATTCCTTGTACCCATGCGTTAATAGTTTTTGCTAGTAACGCAAAATCAAAATTCTCAAAAAATCCATTAATGCCGTTAGCAATCGACAAGCCAAAATTAGTCCAGTCGAATGTTGTACCGAATGAATTGAGAAAATGCAAAGCTGTGTTTAGTGAACCGGCTATTGTTGCACCCAAATCATAAAAGAGTCTTGGGCTGATTAAGCCGTTAAGAAAGTCTGCAAGTCCTTTTCCGAAATTGTCAGCTTTCTGATAAATCTTCTTCCAATCAATGCTCTCCATAGCACTCGCAAGAGCGTCACCGATGTACTTTCCGAGTGAGTATAAATCCTTGATTGATGATTTGTATTTTTCGAGCAATCCATCGGTCTTTTTCAGCGAGCTATCAACACCACCTCCAGCTCCACCGCCACCGGAACCGCCACTGCCCGAACCGCCACCACTGCCACTATCGCTGTTATCGTCAAGTGCGTGTATCTCATCTATGCTAAGCAGTGTCTTTTTCAGTTTTTGAGCTTTCTTATTCGACTTATCGGCACTATCACCAATGTCTCCAACTCCGCCAGCTATGTCCTCCATGCCATCAACAGTAGCACCGCCACCGCTTATCTCGATAGTCCAACCGAAGATTGCTCCGAGTGCGTCAGCTACAGTTCTTGTGAAACTGATAACCTTGAGCATTACTTTGCTTAAGGCTTGAACAAACGGCTTTAGAGCATTGATTATTACGCTACCTATGATACTGCCCCATGCTTGAAACTCTTGCTTAAGGACTCTTACACTGTTAGCCCAGGTATTTGCGGTCTTAGCGAAATCACCTTGCGCAGCTTGCGTATTTGCCATGACATAGTTGTATCTTAGCAATACCTTTTCAGCTTGCGTCATTGACTTGATATTTGCGTCAAGTCCGTTTTTCATAGCCCACTCTGAAAGTGTGGCTTGCGTTAAATCAAGTCCGTATCTCCTTAATGGTGCGATTGTTCCCGAAAAAATGGATTGTAAGCTCTTTGCAACATCAGCTTGGTCTACATCGTAGAATGAAGCCATATCACCGGCTAACCTTGTAAGATTAAGCGACATATCAGCCATACTGTCTGTAGTCTTGTATAGCGTGTTATTTTGGCTCATAAGAGCTTTATTTGCCACTGCCGTACCATTTGCCACTTGCTCTGATGAAATGCCTATAGAGGTTCCTAGTGCTTGGAAACGGCTTGATATTTGCTTGACTGTCAGTTCAGACATTCCAAAGTCTTGAATTGATGTTTTTGTAAAATCATCAACCTTACTTGCCATATCGCCAAACGTGGTATCTACTACGTTTTGAACCTCGGTTAATTGGCTCGCTAAATCAACTGCACTGCCTAGCTTTCCGACAGCTCGCATAACCAACCAATAAGTTGCGTAAAACTTACCGATAGTTGAAGCCAAGCCACTAAATCCGCTCCTTGTACGCTTAATTGACTTAGTTGTGTTTGAAAAGCCTGTTACAAGTGACCTACTAGCCGAGCCGACTTTTGAGCCTTGCTGTGACAGATTAGCAAGTGCATTAGTCATTTGAATAATGTTGTTGCTGACTCTCGGTGCGTTAGATAATGTTGTCATTACCTCTTTCAAGGCACCGCCAAGGTTTCTGATGTTATCCGCAGCATAACCGGCTGATTTTGAACCTAGCTTTGAGATTGAAGCTGTTAGCTGTGTAATCTCTGCTGATTGCTTTGAGATATTCGCAAAGCCCGACAATTCTGTTGCCATGCTCTTTAAGGCACTTGCCGAGCTGACAAGTCTTGCAGTATCAAGGTTGCCGAGTTTTTCCATGTTAGTCGCAATCTTGCTAAAGGTACGTGTGTCAATACTGCTCACGCTTCTAAGTGATGTTGCAAGTTGCGACATTCCACTCGCAAAATTGCTTATGCTTGCACCATTGAGGGAATTGAGAGTGTCTCCAAGGCCTCGCAACTTATCTTGTAAATTGCCTATGGCTCTAGTCGCTTGTTGCGCGTCCGACTTGATTTGAAGCTCAATGCTCTCTGCCATTTTCTCACCTCCCTGTAATAAAAAAGAGCTACCCTAAAGTAGCTCTCATGTATTTATCCTTTGAGCAGATAGTATGTTGTAATCAGCCCAACATATCCATCTTGCTTAAGGCCTCTATTCTTTTGAAATACCATGACACATTTAGTGAGATAATCCGTCCACTTGCCGTAATCAGTATCAAGTTTATAAAAATGATACTTGTCATGTAGAGTTTTTCTCAACCACTTAAAGGCTGTCGGGCAGTTATGCCTCTGACCGCTCCACAAATTGTGATTTTTAGCAAATCTCTGTGAATTGGCTCCAAACTTGCCATCTTCTTTCAGTGCATCAGATCCTTTGAGGTCGAAGCCTACATTCATAGCGTGCTGCCATTTTCTGACTGCTTCACTTTCCAAGTAATAGTCAACATCGCCCTTCCAGCTCTCATCACTCGGCTTGGCCGGCGCGGGTGCAGGCTGGCTTGTTACTGTTGTATCATTTGCTCCAAGCTCCGTATAGAGTAAGTTAGCGTCAGTGCTGTTATTCAGACCGCTACAAGTAAATGCACTTGAATACTGCCAGCCATACAGAGAATGTTGTATAACAGGCTTCTTCGCACTATTAGGCTCATCACCAATAGACATTCCTTTAGTGGATGGATAACGTGCAATCCAAAACGGACAGTTAATCTGATTTGCGTATGGTGCAATATACTGATTGTAAAAGCTAAGCCCTGTGTATACACCAAAGTTAAGCCCGGCACTTTTGATAACACTCTGATATGTGTTGATAATATCAATAAGCGTCTGTCCGAGCCCTTGCTGGCACTTATCCTCAACATCTAACCAAACAAAAGTTTTTCTTCCGTTAAGTGTCTGAATGACCTTATTTGCGTCTGTCTTTGCCTTGTCTACTGTTGTAGCGTATGAGTAGTTATAAACACCTTGTATCGGCATTCCTACATCAGTACAGCCTTTCCAATTTTGCTCAAAGGTTTTATCCGGATTAAGGTCTTTGCGGATTATTTTAAGGATTGCAAATTGCACTCCGGCCCACTTAACCTTACTCCAATCAATATTTCCTTGATATGACGATACGTCAATTCCTTTATATGCCATATTTTCACCTCATTAATCAGGACTTTCAGGTAATCCCGACTGTCTTAATGCGTTAATTCGTTGCTTCATTTCGTATACGGCAATTTCCTCATTAGACTCCTTGTATTTAGGCTCGTTATCTTTTGAGTATTGCTCATTTAATGATTTCTCAATGTATTTTGCTCTTGCTTTGTTGCCATTTAAGGCTCTGTCGATAGCTGTAAGAGTTGCGCTTAGTCCGTATGTGCCCCACCAAGCCCACATGTTGGAGTCGGCTTCTTTTTGCTCGAGCATATAAGCCTTTGAATAAGGCTCTAAATCAGCCGGACAAGACATATCTATGTCCTCAACGCTAAATCCATAGCCTTTAGTTGCCAAAAGCCAATATGGGCGGATTTCGTTGCAATATACTTCCCATGTAAGCTCTTTTACTTCTTGATTGGTTTCTTCTTGGCTGTCTGTACCTCTTTCGCCAGCATCTTGGATAAAAAACTGTTTTTCTCCATTTCAGCCGACAAATCGTTGTAGAGTGATTGCAAATCTCCACCCTCTTCATTCTCCGGGTCAAGGTAATCGTCAAGTAAATCGTATACCTTTACAAGCTGTTTCTCTTTTGCTTCTTTATTGTCAAAATCAAAGCCAAATTCGTCAGCGTGAAACTTTTGCAAGCCTACAAGCAAAAACTCCGGTAAAAATTCAAGCATGTTGTCAATGACTTCAAGTCCCTCGCCCTGCTGTTTCATTCCTACGAGCCTTGGGATAATTTTATTTTTAACTACCGGTGCATATCCGAATTTAACTGTATACTCTTTTCCATTTAATTTAATTTTCATTTTATCTTTCCCTTTCTCCCTAATTCATATAGGGAAAGAGGCAGTTTTAACACTGCCTCAATTACCTTGCTATATTGTTTCTTCAAGTTCGCTGTCAGCCGTGCTATCATCATAGCCAACCGCTACGGCTTTTTTCGATTGGCTCATGATTTTTTTGTGAGTGTGATTCCCGTTGGATAGCCTTGGTCATCCTCTGTGACCGCAACATCGTAGTTATCCTCAATCCACTTAGGTACTGTCTGAACTGATACAGTCGCAGTTCCTGTTAAGTGGTCATCAGAAGCCTCACCTGGGGCGAATGACTCCTGTCCAATAAAAGCGCAGATACCCTCTGAACCTTTTCCATCTGTACCATAAAGAATGATAAAGTCGAGCTTCTTGCCCTCGTTAGTTACCATCTCATCCTTGTACTTCTTCTCAAAAGCTCCCTCAACTTCCATAGAACCGGCTGAACGTCTACCCATTTCCTGCGTCTCTACTAAGTCCTCAAGAGTTGAAGTATCTACCATGTTCTGCGAACCGAATGGTGAGGGAATTGTTTTAGCTCTAATTAAGAGCTTGTAAGTTCCAGCCCAATAATCGCCACTTGTGGCGGATGCGGTTGGTGTCTTGTAAGCAATTCTACTTTTTAATCCTGTTGCCATTTGTATTACCTCCTAATTTTTCATAAAAAAAATAAGAGCCAAAAGCTCTTATAATCTATCGTTCCAGTCGAATGACCGCCTAGCACGTAATGTTGCTGTCCATATTTTGCCGTTTTTTCTAGCGAATGGAATCGTTGTCAGCTTGAATGACATAGCTTTGTATTCATTAGCCACTGTCTGCGCCACATTCAAGGCCTCTGAACGGCTTTTATTTGTTGTAACAATTACTTGTGCTGTAAATAACACTGTATTTATTCTTTCGCACTCTAAATCCTCATTCTGTTCAATAGGTTCGAGTGCTTGAACTAGCACTGTTGGGAAACTAGCCGCCGCACTGTCCGACTGTTCCTCTTGCGTGAATTTTAGCTTGGGATATTTAGTTTTCAATTTCTTCTCGCATCGGGTTTTTAAAATCGCATATGTGAGATTTTCAAGGTCATAAACCCATTGATTTTGACTTGCCACTTTATCACCTCAACTAAAATTTTTCCGTGCCGTTCTCATAATGTCATTTTCCATTTTTAAAAATGCGTGATACATAGGCATTGTAGGTGTAATGCCGTATGAATGATGTAATTCTCCGCTTTCGTCTCTCCAATACCAACCCTCGCTGTCAAATGCGTGTGTCTGCCCCGGGAAAGTCCCTTGACCGCCTCTTGCATCATTGAAGTGTGGCTTAGCTCTCCAGCCCGAGCCGTATTCAGCCATAAGCAAAGGCGATACATCGACTGTCTTAAGTCCGTCTGCTGTCTGCCATGTGCTTTGTATCTGCCCTGTTTCCGTGGCAAGTACAATAGCTGTACAGCCGTCCGTTGTATCTTTAATTTCGTAACTAAATGTAATATAGTGTCCGAAATTGCCTGTATTTGCTCGTGCTACAGCAATGCCATTACTAGCAAGCTCTCCAACAAACGCTATGCACTTGTCTTGTAAGCGGTCTTTGTATCTTTCAAGCTTGTTTATCGCATCTTGTATAGATTTTTCTGTCAGAGAAACGTCAATCTTCATAATTACACTTCTTTCACGACTGCTTTCAACATGTATTTAACTGAATAGAGAGAGGGCTTGACCCCTACTATTGTAAAGTCTGCGGAAGTTGAATCAACTAATCCGTTTTCATCCTTTGTAGGCTCGCTATCAAGCCAAATGACGTCACCTTTTTTAAAAGGGTATTCTCCTCTGTCTGTCAGCAAAACAGCGTCAAAATCAGCCACATTAAAGCCATATTCTTTGTTCTGCGCTTCGCCTCCGTCAAATGATATATTCGCTCGAAAATCAATAGGCTCCGAAAAGCCTGTTTCCTCATGGGTGTAATATATCTTCTCTCCGTCCTCTGTTTCATAAAACTTTAGATTTCCGTCCTCGTCTTTTTCATAGACTGTGACTGTTTGACCTTGAAGCGCGTATTTCATGCCCTGTTTATTAATGTCAAGCATTTTTCTTTATCTGCTTGTAAATCTGATTAACACCGGTACTTGCCATGCCCGACACAATGCCAACTGCTATTGCGTCAAGAATGTTGTTTGCCGGATAACCGGGAATTACAAACATTCCAACAATACCGAGTACTCCACCGGCTACACCTACGATAATAGGAATAACATTATCTTTAACCTGTGGTATCTGCTTTGAAGCATATCCGATTAAATAAGTAATTACCATAATAGCAACTACTGTAGGTACTTGTGTAAAGTCCATTTCTTAGTCCTCCTTATCACTGTTAATTCTTGTTTCAAGCCCATCTATTCTGTGATGAGCCGACTTGACGCTTTCCTCAACCTTGACAATTCGGTTATCGTGAGAGTTGATTTCTTTTCTCATTTCCAATACCTCGTTTTTTATCTCGGTTGTGTTGCTTGATATAGTGTCAAGCTTTATGTTTATCTTTGTGTTCTCCCGAACACGTTCCGTAAGCTCTGAATTATCGGACTTTTTGTTATTCTTTAGGTTAAAAGCTAAAGTGAACAGCCCGAAAAAGACGGAAAAAGCAACTGATACGATGCTTATAATTACTGCTATTGGCATTGATATACCGCCTTTCGTATAATTTTGGCACACCGCCCACCACCTCTTAATGTGTACCGCCTGCTACCACTTTACCGACATTAGTAAAATGGTAACGCACAATCTTCTTTTGCTTATAGCACTTTGACAAAAGGAAATACTCCGACAAACAGCTTATCTCTGTCTTTCCATGTACGGCTCACTCCGCCCTCACTTAATGCACTCATGTAGTTCTCACCGGCTTGCGAATGGTCGTAGACAGCAAGATTGATAACGACATTTTCAAACTGCTTTAAATCGGCAGTTATATCATCATCAGTGAAAGTGTCCGGATAACACCTTTTTGCTTTTACATCTTCCGTGGCTTGCTTAATGAGCTGTTCAATGAGTGGGTTATCTTCCTTTTTATCGAATACAACCACATCAGATGTTGTATCATCATCATTCGTGACAGTTTCGATATGATATTGTCCGAGTCTTATTTTGACTTGCTCTAATGTGGTGTATTCCATGCCAAGCTCCTTATAATCCAAATTTTTCAATTAACAGTTTCTTTAGCTCTGCTCCTGTAAGTTCTTCTGCATTGTCTATACCTTGTTCTGCGGCAAAAGCCTGTAAATCAGATGTAGACATGCGATTAATGGTTGTCTTGCTATAATCAAAAGAAGCTCCGGAATTATTATTTTCCGGAACCTCTTCGCCAGCGTTATACCATTTACCATTATGAATCACTATATATGGATATTTCATAGTTGCACCCCCTACTCTTCGCTATGAACCTCATATACGAATGTGCTATCCATATTCTCGTATGATGGAAGAACAACCTCAGAAGCAAATGTTGACATCTTCATAGGTGGTCCGTACTCTGTCTTTGTAGCAACTGTGATACCTACACCATATACTGTTACATCTACATCGGCTACCTGTCTTGCAGTTCTTTCTTCCGGTGTAGTACCAAACCAAGTGCTACCGAGACTGCCTTCCGGAAGGAGTGTAACCTTGTTATCCGGGTAGAAGTACTGCTCCTTGCCATCATCATCAATGTACATCTTATCGTAAAGTACGATAGTGAGCTTTGTTCTTTTCTGCACTATTGAAATAACAGTATCATCGTCAACATCAATAGTTGCTGTAAGGTTCTGTGCAAGGATTGAGTTTCTTATCTGTGCATTGTCAAGCAAATACTGAAATGTATTGCTGTTCATAAGCGCATATCTAGCAATCTTGCCTTGCTTCTGTAACTTCTTTCTTGCATTGTTAAGGTCTGTAAGTGGCTTTGAATTAGCTGTATCACTCCACATGCTTGTGCCCGTTAACTTTGCATAATGGTCTTTTGTATATGAGCCATCCTTATCGTAATCATAAGCGTACTGAACACCATCACTTACAATGGCAATTACTGGGTGGCCCGCGCTTGTGGCAAGAAGTGACATTCTCATACGCTCAGGTACAACCTCTGCGCCACTTACAAGGTTGTTAGTATCGTCATATACGCTTGATAAAGCACTTGCAAGGTAAGGGTCATCTTCTGATTGAATACGCTCGATTTCAAGCATTTCCTCTTCACCGACTGTCATTCCCTCACGGAAAAATGCCATCTGTGTTTTTTCCTTGCTTAATCCCTCTCTAGCTCTAATTGTCGGGATTGTGTCAAAGTTGGATGGTGCAAGTGATACTGGAAGTCCTTTATGTGTCTTAATCCAGCTTAAATCAAGTCCCTGTTTCTTTCTTTCCGGAAACCACTGTAAACCAAGATAAGGTATCTGATTACTAGCGTTTTCTGTTGCTGATAATGCGATAGACTTACTGTCTAATACTTCATTAATTAACATCTGTTTACCTCCTGTTATTATTCAAATACAATCATTGGAAGAGCCGTCTTAACTGTTTCGTCATATGTAACGCCTGAGTGCGCTTCTGCTACCTTTGTGTTAAGATATGCTTTCTTAAGCAGTACTCCCTGTGGTCTGTCCTCTGTTACATCAAACCTTAAAATACCTACTACTGTGGCTGTGTTATCAGCCTTGCCGGTTTTTCCGATTGGTGTGCCCGCTTTGACAATCTTCTTGCCCTGTGCGTTTGTAGTTGTTACACCATCAAAATCAAGTGTCAGTGGGATTGCCTCATTAGGCTCTCTCTTTAAAATCTGAACATCTCCCGCGTATGAAGTCTTTTCATACTGCATATTCATTTCCTTTGCCATTTTTTACCTCCTGTTATTACTGAATGTAATGTGATAAAATGTTGTTGCTCTTAGGTGTGTCAGATATAAGGCTTTCTGCTATCTTTTCAGCATTTGTCTTATTTCCTGTATCACCATCATTATTGTTACCGCCATTGTTTGGATTAGGAGTACCTTTAAGTGCATTTTTCTCGTACTCCGCAATCGCATTGGCTTTCATGTCGGAAATAATCTTGCCAAGTGATGTTGTGTCAAAAGAACCATCCTCTTTTACTACTGTCTTTGCCTGTTCTGCAGTAATGCCAAAATCAGACATTGCACTCTCTCGTAAATCCCTGACAGCATTATCTTTCTGTAGCTTGGCAATCTGCTGATTGGCTGTATCTAAGGCTTTATTTGCCTTTTCAAGCTCTGTCATGTTGCCCGCCTGTAGCTCGTCAAGCTGTGTCTGTAGCTCGTCAGCCTTGTCGGCTTTAGCCTTGTACTGATTGGCTTTCTCTTTCTCTCTTGCCATTTCCTCACCGCTCTTGTTAAGCAGATTTGTTATCTGCTCATCCGTTGCATCGGGAAAAAGCTTCAAAACATCATTTCTTGTCATTTCAATTACCTCCGTAACTCACGCTTTTGTTATCGCGGGTCGCTCCCGCCGAGTTTTTCTGTTGTTTAACGCACAACTGCAAATTTTTGTATATAAAAAGAGCAACCACGCCGATTAGGATGTAGTCGCTCATTTAATATCAATTATTGAATTATAGAAATTTTAAGCATAAAAATACCCGCTCCGTGGTTTGGAGTGGGTAGTGTGACTAATTAATTAAAGCCCTCTTTAGTTGACTAGTAATCAGTCTCAATTTACAAATAATTGCTTATAACATTTTGAATCAGCGTAGCCTGTCTTACCTTTCCTTCATGTGTTCTATGCAGTCCATCATGTAGCAACAAATCTTTAGTGTAATCATTTAGAAGTAAATTTCCATATATGTCTATGATTGGAACATTTAGCTTTTCGCATACGTTATTTATTGCTTGCGTTTGTTTTGATGAATCATAAGGTTTTTGATGCTCAGCGTCTGCATATCCTGTCATTTTTTGTACGTTGCAAACAAATATTAATAAATTAGATTTATAATTTAGCAACGTTTTAATCGCATACCTTAACGCTCCTGCTGTTGTTTTTGTATTAAGTTCATTTTCAGAATCATCTAAATCAACTAATTTAATACAGTCGTTCGTTCCAAATTCAATAACGACTATGTCGGCAGTATCCAATCCTATTTTTTTCATTTCAGAAATTTGTTCGGTAAAATTTCCCTGTGCTGTCCCGTGATTGTCTCCTGCATATGTCTCTTGGCTTGTAAAATCCTTTTGTGTCAGTGCATTTACCATCCCCACGCAACTATAAGGGTCGTATGATGCTACATCGGTCAGTGCCATTGTCATACCACCTTGACACCAGTTATAGCATTTTGCTCCTGTATTGCTCTGAATTAAATACGGTACAGTGACACCATCCCATTGTTGATATGCATGTATGGAATCTCCGAGGAACACGATGTTTTTCCCTTTTAGTTTGCTTTCTGTTTTTGTTTCATCTTCCTGTAAAAAAATCTTTTTACCGTCTGCATCGTATAATTCCATAGTTGTTACGCCTCCTCGTATGTAAATGTTCCTGTTCCGATATTCGGATGAAATTCTTTTGTTACTGTATCAAACATTCCTATCTTCCCATTTTTTGCTACAGGTAAAAATTCATGTAGCATTTCATTTGTTGTGTCATCATAAATTTTCAGCCAATATACTGTAATTTTGCTACGTTTATACCTACTTGCATTGCTCGGATTTGTCGATGCTGTTGTATTGACATGAAACAAATACAACGGGATAATTGGCATTGTGTCTTGAGTTCCAAAAGATGCACTTCCTGCTGTATAGTGTGACTGTTTTTCTGTATAACTAGAGTTAAGATAAATTTCTTGTGAACCATTCTTAACAACTAAATACATTTTTTTATTTGACAATAAATTGTTTTCTGTTGCATTCCAACTTCCAACATCAACATTACCACTATTAATTATACCGGTTATTTTTGTATGCGACGGTTGTGCTGTTAGCACAAATTGCTTGTAGGCACTTCCAACATTATACTGGTCTGCTCCGAAGAAAAACTCATCAGCATCATCTCCATCCAGTTTCGCAGATAATTCATATCTGTGATTTACATTCGCTACAACTCCTGTATCAATCCAACTGTTTCCATCGCCTTTAATGTATTGCAATGATGTATAATCTGATTCAATTGTCGTTACCGTAATGTTAACATTGCCTGTTACGCTTTCAATTGTTACTGTTTTTGTCGTTGTATCGTAAGAGTTTGATATGTCAACTCCGCCCATCGTTACTACAACCGCAGATATTTTATAGCCAAGTGATGCTGTAACAGTACATTTATACCTGCTTCCTTTTGCAACATAATTGCTTTTGTTACTTAATGTTGCATTTTTAACATCACTTGTAATCTTGTACATTCCATCGTGTACTAATCCATCAAGTTGTGACATCAAAGACGATATATCCTCTGTATATGTTCCTTTTGACAATATGTCATATATCACTATCAATGATTCGTTATTAGCACCCGATGATTTCAAATTATTGATATCTTCCTTTAGTGAATTAGTTTTTTCTTCTAATCCATTCAATTTACCTCCAGTTGCTTTAGCATCAGCCGGCATCCCAGCAATTGAAAGTGTACTATCGGTCGTAATCTGAACAGGATGCTCTTCAAAATACTGTTCTACAATCTTCTTAATTGCTTCGTCAGTTACGCCACCTTGTTCAATTCTCTTTTTAAGCATTGCGTATACTTCGTCAGCTCTCATTGCGTCCTCCTTATTGTTTAATCCAAACACGATTAATGGCATCGTACTTATAGAGTTCCGATACATCAATCATGTAACAACTACTACCAAAAGAGACGTAATGTGGCAACTTGTCGTAGTCTTTTGATAAAGCATTGTATTCTCTGTAATTTCCGCTTGATACAATAGCCGTTATGCTCCCCATGTCCGGGACCTCTTCGCCGGCATTATAGGCTATGCCGTCCTGAATCACTGTATAATCATATTTCATTGTTAATACCTCGCTCATTATTTGTAATATTTAAGACTGCATCTACACCCTGCTATTTCTTTTACCTGTGCCCCTAAAGAATGGTCTTTTGGAAACATCATCAGTGAATTTCCAACCTCAAACGGCTTAAAAATATCAATTCTCTTTCTGTCAACTTCTGCATGTGTAGGTCTGACATGTGAATCTTCTTTCGAGCGCCACTCTTTTGTTTTGTAGCCCTGTTTCACCATTTCGGTTTGCAATCTGTAATTGCCGACTGCATTAGCTTCATTCGCAGCTACATTTTTTGCCCGCTTTTGTGAAGTAAAATACTCTACGTCAGTATTTTGCGTGGTAGCGTCAACTATCTCATTCACAATGTACCGGGCATAATCCGTAATATATGAGGGTGTTCTCTTCACCTTACAATACTGCGTGGCAATGCTCTCATATCTGATGATAAATTCTTTAACGATAGTGGTTATCTCTGTTTCTTCCTTGCCGGATAACAAGGCAAATAGCATAACAAAGATTTTTTCAAACTTTTCAGCAAGTTTTTTTCTATCTTCCTTTTCCTCGTCAGATAAATCCATCTCACCAAAATATGTGTCGTAATCTATGTCTTGTATTTCATTTTTGTCAAGTGTGTGGATTTCATCTGCCATATCAAGCTCCAAAATAAATTGACAGCCAATTATTCATCGGCTGTCTTTCCATTGTTCTTATCATCATTATTATTGTTAGGTGTAGCTGTTGTCGGCTGTTCCTCCGGGAATAACATTTCCATGCGCTTAGCACTTTCAAGAGTGACTTGTTCAGGGTCACTAAACATGTCAATCGTCTTGACGGCTCTCTTGTAATTGATACCGCACCTAAGTAATATTTCAAGCACCTCTGCCTTAACAAGCATGTTGTCAAGCTTGTTGTGATTAATGTGTATCTCAACATCACTAGGCATAAGCGTAAAGCCCTTATTAATTCTCAGCCTGTTAAGAATAAGCCTAAGTGCCATTCTCTCTGATTTCTTAAGGATAGGCTCATTAATAGCCGTTCTAAGTCCAGCATCATAATGTCCGTTTCTCAATTCTACAGCCGAGCCAGTGTCACCGCCTGTGTTGCCCTGACGATTTGCAAGACCTTGAATGCTTAAAAATCTTTCAAAAAGGTCAGTAAATACCACTTGCCCCTCTGTCTGATTAAGTTCGCTCGTCATTACGTCAACATCAGCCTTGTTGTCTGAACCATTGTTAGATTTAACTACCAATGCTCCCTCTTGTCGCATTTTCCTGAATGTATCTATATCAATCTCACAATTAACGAATTTCACCCATGCAGACACAAACTGCTCGACTCCATTAATTCTGTCTGATGTAAGCGTGTTAATAGCGTCTGTGATTGCAATAGTCATTTCAATGTCAGATAATCGTCTTGCATTGTTTGGATATTCAATCACCGGAATTGCTCTGTTGCCGTTTACTCCACTTGCATAAATTTTGTCGTTGCGAATATCAAACCACTCATTGTCGGTGAACACATAGTATATGTTTGCTCCGTTCTCGTCCTCTCCGATTTGACAAGAGAACGCTGGACGTCCGTTGGAGTAGTACACAACAAACGTATACATTGGATTTTCGGAAGATAAGTAAAAATCGCTCTCATCAAGCAACTGTCCTTGTCCATCATCATTACCGATGAATCTGTAGCCGGTACCGCATATGCTTCTCCAACGATGTATATCTATGTCACACTCCTGTTTACTTTCTGAATCCATTGTGATATTAAGCTGTGTAATTTCCTCTGACTTGTGGTTATCGGTGCCACGCAGCACATATTGGATTGGCTCGGCACACATCTCTGCGGTCTTGCGCTCAACAAGCTCATATGCAAGATTTACAGCAATCTTGTTATTGATTTCCGGGCGGTTCACTTTCTGCCGATACAAAATTGGTTGGTCGCCACGATAGTATCTGTCAAGATACTCAATCTCAATAGCGTTTTGCTCGTGAATCACAAGTGCTTTATTCAGTTCTTCGATTATGTTGTTTTTTGTGATTTGCCTTTTACGTGTGAAAATAACTTGTCTGCCGTAATTATTCTGACAGACAGCCGAAAAAGGTCTTACGTTTTTATGAGCATATCTATACATCAATAAAACCTCATGCCACTTGCAGAAGTTCTCTGCGGAACCTCTTTTATCTGAAATTCTTGTGTGCCAGCCCAAAACCATATCCATTTACGGCAGTGCGTACACATTACTTTGTGGTGCTTCTTATCGTTTTTATTCACCCACGTTAATAGCTTTCCGCAACGAGGGCACATTACACTTCGTTTTCCTGTTGGTACAATATTCTGATTATTCATGTCACCCTCGCTTCACAAAAAATAGCACCCACAATCTGTGAGTGCTATTTCTAAAAGAGATTTTTCGCAATGAACGAATTACATTTTTTCATCTTACACATTATCACATTCTAAGCGAACCGAACGAACAAACTTACATTTTTTTAAAAAATCTTTCAAACTCCATTCTTACGCTATCTGCTGTGGCTTTACCGCCAAGCGCATATGCCGTCTGTAGCCATGATTTATTTTCCAAAAATCTAAAATTAATTATTCTTCTCATTCTACTATCATCAAGGCTTGCTATAAATTCCTCTACATCGTTTGTTTTTTCAAGCAAATCATCTTGTAAAAGCTGTAGCGTAGTCATTCTTGAGTACAATAATGTGCGCTTGCGTCCGTATTCAGGGTATGGTACACCCTCGATTTTGAAGTGCTGTGTACCGCCCATACCGCCCGATACAGTGTCAATCACGCTTTCTCCGCTTTCTATCTTTTTAAGATCATCTTGCAATTTAGCAATTTTCTTTCTAACCTCTTTGATTTCCTCTTGCAAATCTGAATACTGTGATAAAACTTCCTTTGTCATTAATAAAGCCCTCCTCTGAACGGATTGTGTACTGCTTCAACCTTTGCTATCCGCTTTTCCTTAAAAATCATATCGCACAACTGTGCAGTAGAATCCACACCATCATCGTGTTTCATTTTGCCCTCATATGTACAAGAAAGAACATTTTGAAAATATTTCTTGTATTCCTTAGTTTGTCTTTCAAGTTTTATGAAATGCAGTTTTCTTATATCCGGCGCGTGATTTTTAATTCTATCCATTTTTGCAGTTTTGTTGTCTGCCGGGTCATGGCTTGTCAATATTGGGTAGCAATCTTTTTCCCATACTTTCTCGCACTCCAAACGATAAGCAGATGTTGTTTTTGTTTCCTCAAAATGCACCTCTGCTGTTTTATTCGGAAACTTATCTAAGTGGCTTTCCATTCTGCTTGTTACTTCGGGGATTGTTATATCCTTATCGCCATCGTTATACACAACATCTACGATATAGTATTCCTTTTCAATCTCATAGCAAATCGGCATTGATACAAAGTCTCCACCGCCATATGCCGGGTCGTTTGCCGAAAAAATTCTATCAGGTCTTATTCCCTCAATTTCTGCCGGGTCAAAAAAGTTCATGTTATCAATATTGAACATCTGACCTTTTCTTTCTATCGGCTCTTGTTGATATTGGGCAAACCACGAAGCCATATCGTCATTATCTTCAAATGAAGCCATTCTGCGCTTATAATCTAATGTGGAATATCCCAATTTGTAGGGATAATCAAAATTGCTCTCATTGTTTTCATTGAGTGCCGGAATTATAACCTCTCTATGACGTATGTTTTTGTATTCAGGATTATTTGCAAGCAATTCAAGTCTACGGCCTTGCACATCTTTTGGCGCCCATCTCGTGCCTATTCCTAGCAACTTTGCTTTGCCGGGCTTAATTCTCGGCATAAAGTTATTATCAAACTTTCCCCAAACTGTAGCCTGTCTATCCTCGCTTAACGCTTCATCAATACCACTAAATAAATCGTCATATACTCCTAAGCCGTCACAGTCACATGCTCCGTTCAGTGTTCCGTATATAGAGCGCATGGTAAATGTTGGGTATGTCTTTTTACGCAAGAAGTCTATCGTAAGGTCTTTTCCGTCTGTGATAGCTTTTTTCTCTACAATTTTAGGGTAAATATCTTTGTAGGTGTACGTTGGGTCATTTACCATTTCTAATGTTCCATCGTAAAATCCTCCGGTTATTTTGTCAGAATATGCCGAATATAGATTTGACCTTTCAGGCCTGTTTGAGCCAAACCACAAATTACCCATTTTAACGATTTGAGTCTTTCCGATACGTCCGGGGCAAAACACCATGCCCTCATCAAGTTTATCATCGTACAAATCTTGAATGAGTTGTGCGACTTGGCTTAACGGATTTCTTCTTGGCAAATAAAATCTTTCCCATGGTGGGCGATTTTTTTCCATGTAAATCATAAAGCTCTCAAACTTATAGTGAGCTTCCATCAGAAATAAATCAAAATAGTGATTAACTAAGTCATATGGTGTAGTCTCATGCTCGAAATGGTAATAATCCAAATCCCAAATCGTGCCACCTGTTTTAGCCGTGCAGAAGTCCTCTATAAGTTCTTTCGCCCTCTTAGTGAGTTGTAGCCCATACTCAATGTCTTTCTCTCCATTTATGGCTACACTGCAAGCGTCTACATAGGCATTAATTACCTGTTCATCTATTCCATTTTTCTCTATGTAATTTTCGTAACTATCAACTGTGGAAATAAGGCTTTGACTAGCCATGAAAAAAGCACCTCCACTTTTAAAAAGCAAAGGTGCTTATAGACCTCTGCCTATAACTGTTTTAGGGTAGCGTTGCAAGCTTATATGCAACGGTTCTGATATTTTATGATTGTTCTCCGTAATAGAATCCAGTCACTTCATAAAATTTTTTAGAATAAATTATGTAACTGTATTGGTTGCTTCCCGGTCTTTTATAAGCTATTCCCCAATCAACAAGCTTATTCTGCAATAGCAAACGTACTGTCTGAGCGTCAACATTCAGAGCTTTCGCAGCAACCGCCACCGGAATATTAGCTTTCTTAAACACAAGATTGTCCATCGTCAGTTTTCCTTTCTAAAGAAATCTTCTTGAAAGAGTCTTCGTCTGTCTCTTGCTCAGATTTTAAAAAATCACATATGTATGCAAAATCACGCCAAAGTCTTCCATTGTCTCTATATGATACCCATGATTTATCTGTTGTCAAATCAAAAATTTTCGCTTCTAATAAACCTGTGATTTTGCTATATAGATGGCAATATTGTTCTTCTGAAAGATTTGGGAAATATTCCCTTAATATTTTAAATGCACATTCGCTGAATCTGTCAAGTTCAGCTTTTTTATGTTCGTCAAGGTTTTTATATTCTCTTCTTAAGCGACGTTTAATAATAAATATCTTAATTTTTTCTTTAAGCATATCAAATTCTTACCTTTCAAATTGTGTAAGTCTTGTCTTTTGGCTTGACTTTTCCTTTTTCTTTCCCTTTTTCGTAATTTTTTATAAATACTACTTTACCGCTTTTATAATGTCTGTAATGTCCTCTTACTTCCCAACAAGGACAAGTTATAGCACGATTTCCACTTTTAGTAATCGTCAATCCATTTTCATTTACATAATCAACGATTTCATCGAGCAAATAAATCTTATTTTCTCTATTTCTTTTGCTTTCAACCTTTTGTGTGTTAAAAATTTTGGCGCCTTTAGGTCTTTCCGTTCTTTCTCTTGGTGTCGTCATTATGTATGCCATTACAGAATATATATAATCAGCCCAATTGCAAGAAACATCTCCGAATTTCTTATAATCTTCAATGTTTCTGTATTTTGTTTCTATCCTATCCCCTACAATATACCAGTTAAATTCTACTGCCACCTCATATTCTTGAGATGTTTGATTGAACATTGTAACCCGGCAAGAACAGTCGTTTGGATTTCCATCATTTGTTGCCACATCAAATATCATTGCAGTATCTTCATGCTTATTTTTTGTAACTACAATCGTAAATGAATCATATATAAACTTTTCGATAAGATTATTGTTGAGCTTTTCGCTTATTTCGTCCGAATAAACAACTATTGTATTCACATCCTATCCCTCCTAGTTCTGATAACTTTTCCCATTTAATCTTCTAGGTCAGCGGCTACAATTAGTCCGTAGTCGGTAATATCACTTAATCAATATCTGCAATGCTTTCTACAAAGCAATTGTAGTAGATATATCTCTTGCCGTTAAAATCAAACTTAACATATCCACCATCATTTGTATCAATATCAATCTTGCCTTCGTATGTTGCAAGTTCCTTGCCGTCTGCCGTGTATACAGTAATTGTTCTCTGCATACCACCATTTACATCACTTTTCATATCTGTTACCGCTCTGTCCCATGACGCACATCCGGTCATTCCTAAGCACAATGTCAATCCTAATACGACTGCTAAAATTTTCTTCTTCATAAAAATTCCTTTCTGCTGATAATCAGCAATAATTATTTAGCTGTAATAAACCGTTTTGTGGCACAAAGGGCATTTGCATTTCCAGTTATCGCCCTCTCGTTGGTCACCGCAGTATATATATTCTTCCTCAATTGCGTCAAAAATCGTTCCACAATTCCTACATTTAAATCTTAGTGGTTTTTTGGCTATGTTCAAATCGCCCTTTTTAATTATTTTCATATTCTCACTCCTTAAAGCAATCTCTCAACGCTTGCTTGTCTGCCTCATTATCCGCCACAATAACAGGTTCATCTTCTAAAGTGGAACAATCTATAGGCTCGCCATTTCTACCGCCTATTTCGTGTGATTGTGCTTCTCTAAGTGCTTCACGCTCTATTGATTTAATTACTTCTGCCATGCTCATTACTCAAACGCTCCCATATGCTACTCAACTACATACCAATCTTCTGCTAAACAATCATTAATTGACGGAACCCATGTAGAAACAGTGTCATTAACATTTTTGATAGCAAAATACGGATTGTAATGTACTAAATCGTCTTTATCTGCAATAGATTTTCCAATTTCTGTATAAGACTTAAAATTGCCAGCCGGAACGTAATACACAAACATTCCCTTGCCATTCCAACCTTTTCTTGCTACTTTTTTGCTGTTTTTTAATGCTTCAATTGCCTGTCCAAAATTCATAATTTATTTTCTCCTTTACAATTTATTATTTTTCATTTTCCATAAATCTTTCAAATTCTTCCATGCATTTATAGCACAAGTCGTATGTGGTATTAAAAATGCCGTTCTTTGTAACCGAATTTTCACACAGTATTCCTTTTTCTATTTCCGCACCGCACCTATCGCAAGTGCACCATTTTCTTTCATGCTCCATTTTTCATAAACCTCTTGAACTCTTTCCTGCACTTAGGGCATAAATCGTATTGCATATCATCTCTCCATATAGCCATTGGAAACACTTCCTTTGCTAAATCTTCGGCTGTGCATATGCTTTTTTCGTAAAGAGGTTTTACCTCTCTTGTTTTGATATATGCATTTTTTTCATCGTAGCGTATTATTTCTTTTCCGCACCTGTCGCAAGTGTGCCATTCTTTTTGATGTTTCATTCTTCCACCGCCTTTTAAACCAACCCGTACATATATAGAATATCAAGTGGTGTTATTCTATCTCGCTTAAAAGAATTTCTGACAATATAATTTGCCAACTCCCCATCTTCCCATCCGTCCGTACTTGTCATAGAATCATAAATCCGCTTATATTCTCCGGTCAGTTTGTCAAATTCAAACCATCCCAAGTCAAGTGTTACTCCGTAATCATAAAATCCCCTGTCAGACCACTTTCTGACATAATACATTAACTGCTTATATGAGAATCCAAGCCTTTCAAAAATATTTCCAATAGTTCTTATGCTCAATTCTCGATTGCTTGAAGGCAATTTTCTTTTCTGTTCATTCACGCAAGCTCTAAAAAATATTTCTTCTAATGCTTTCATTCTTCCGCCAACTTCCTAAGCACCATACATAAACCTATTTCCAAAATGGAAATCATTTAGTGCTTTTTCCAATTCGTCTTTGTACCCAAATGGGCTTAAAGGGCTTTTTATTTCTTCCCTCAATACAGGCGACATATTGTCTATCAAAATGCCTTGTGTAGCACTTGCAAGATTTTGTGGTGGCAAATCCGCTAAAGCACATAACTCCATTCTTTTATGGTCGCATTTTTCAGATTTAGGGCAACTTTTACATTTTTCTGCTAATTTACTTAAAGGTTCTGCCATTGCTACACCAACTTTCTACCGCAGATAGGGCAATGGTCGATATCCATAACTTCCCAAAAATCAAAATAACTGTTAAACACACCAATCTGATACGTGTTATCTTCCGCTTGCATAATCCCATCTGATAAGTTCCTGTTTGGAACTAAGCTATAATCATCAGTATTCCATTTTGTAGGATTTTCGCAAAATTCACACATGCTTCTTATTTCTCCTTTGCCTTAAACAGTGTGTCAGGAAATGGAATGCCTAAAAAATGCATGTTGGCATATTTCCTAAATGTTGGTGCGCTCATGCCGGCTATCTTTGCTGCTTTCGCCTGTGAACATCTGCCATATGCGTATTCCATCAATCCCTCTCGGAATGAATCAATATTTCGTGTCTTAACTCCCTTTGCCATATTTATACCTCCGTTTAGTATTCTATAATGCCTTGCGCCAACTGTAGCAGATAGTCGCTTTTAGCAAAATGTGTTATCGAGTAGTTAGTCTCTCTTCTATGTGTTCGTCTGAAATGCTCATTAACCATTCTATCAAGCCCGGTAAGCCCTGTTTCGTCTGCTAGGTAAACATCTGTCCACTCAAAGTGATTATGCTCCGTATCAGATACATTAGAAAGCGACAGGCATACATTAGTCAGAGTCTTATCGGTCAAGATTGGGTGAACCTTGCAAAAATATGTTTCGTACAGGTTCATGTATCTGCAAAATGCGTTTTTGACTACTTCTCCGACCGTCTTGTTTTCAATGCTGTTGTCGCAGATTTCAGAGAACCTATAGACCATATCATCTTTCTTTGCTTGCATATCCTGTCGGGTGACTCTTGCCGTCTGTTTCTCGGAAACAGATGCATGTACCTCTCCATCAATGTTAGTTGATGTATGTACCTCTCCTATAGTTTCACTTATATTATCTTTTATATTATCTATATTATTATTATGAGTATCAACTTTTTGAACACCCTCGTTCAAGTTTTTTGAACACCCATTATGATTTTTTGAACAGGTGTTCAATTTTTTTGAACTCCGTTCAAGTTTTTCTCTTTCTTTTCGGATTTGCTTTCTTAATTTTATTTCTTTCAATTCCTCATTGTTGGGTTTGGTTGCACTATAATTACAAAATTTTACTCCGTTAATAGTTTTCTCTGTCTTTTTAATAAAGCCATCATCAGCTAATTTGTTAAGAAGATTAAAGGCTGTGGTTCTTGAACAATTCAACCACTCTGCAACATAATTTAGACTTCCCTTAAATTCGCTCTCATCGTCTTGTGAAAAGCCATACACTAGCGCATAGGCAATTAATTCATTTCCTGTAAGCCCTAATTCCTTTACCATAAACCCTTGAATTGCTATAAAATTTTCATTTTTAATTTTTGCCATTTTATTTACCTCCTACGAAAGATAATAAGAGCGTACCGCCTTATTCGCTCAACTCTACGATTAGTAATAACAACAAACAGGCAGTCGTAGTTCTGCTTTTCGGTAGCTAACCTAGTTTGTTGTAATTGATGTGGTGTGGATTTGAACCACACATAGCAACCACTTGTACAACAGGTAACACCCTATACAGGTTCCTTTGCTGTCTTTTTAATTCAGCAACTTGTTCCTAACCAAAGTGTGGGTTGCCTTATGTTTAAGCGTTTACCTATTCCGCCACACATCAACAGTCAGCGTATGCCGACTAGCGCAGATACAAGGACTCGAACCTTGATAACGATTTTACTCGTTAGAGAGATTAGCAATCTCCTGTGATACCATTACACCATATCTGCACGCGCCGTGGCAACACTGATTGTCACCACGAATAGCCTTTTGTACTTCAAGGCTACGTAGTGCTACTAACACTACTAAATCGGCAAGGTTGGGAATCGAACCCACGACAAATCAGCTAATAGCCGACTGCTCTACCACTGAGCTACATGCCAATATTGAGGGTGAAGTCTAAGGAGTGGCTACACCCTCCGGAGATATAAATTTGTATGTGCTGTAGGAAAAGAACTAGGAAACCTACAGCAAAGGACATGTGAGGGATTGCACCTCACCTAAGACTCACTAATTTGAGTTGCCCTAGTTTAACAATTAATTAAAGGGGGTATATATGTCTACTCTGCCTATTACAGATGTCTTTACGACAGGTTGGTTTTCACGCTCGTGCATTGTGGGATTATACACGATTAAACCCTCACGAGCCTTGTGACGGCTCTTAACAGCTTTCCACTATGAGGGTGAAAGGAACTACTAAGTCCAATGTCGGGGAACCAAGTAAACCCCGAACAGGGCATGTTGGATTTGAACCAACGTATGCAGCAGTCAAAGTGCTGTGCCTTACCGCTTGGCGAATGCCCTATATCTATTGCCACATGAATGCTATGGCAAGTATCTGACCAAACATTATAGCAATGCTAATGAGCCTTGTGGTAACTGCCACTTTTCCGTTTAATGTGGCGTTTGCCATTCCAAACGCGATTAATGTCAGCCATACTGTTGTTGCAATTTTTAGTACAAACATGATTTACACCTCAAAATCTAATTATCCTTGTTTTCTTTCAATATTGACTCGGCTATGCACGCAAGAGCTAAAAACACTATTGAAACAGCCATTGAGTATCGGTCAGAAAAGAGCATTCCATAAAGCAAGCAGAATAAAATTATCCATGCATACAGGCCCTTAAGAAACATTGGCATGAATTTATAAACAATCTTGTCGAAAATCTTCCATTTGCGCTTAGATTTAAGCTCATGAGCCTTAATTGTGTACCATGCAGCCTTACTCATATCCTCAATTACAGAGCCTTTATGCCCGGCACGATATTTATACTTGTATGCAGTAATTTCACACCATTTCGCCACATCCTTAAGTCCGTAAATGTCAATCATTTCATCAATGCATTCTTTACGATTAGGCAAATTGTAGTGGCTAGGGTGATTTACCATATCGGAATTAATTTTATTAGACTCAAATCCTGTTAATTTCATAGCTCTTAGCTCCTTTACTGTTATATATTATATATAACTAATATTTAATCATAGTTGTATGTATATATATTATTATTGTGTATGTTGTTTAATTAATATATAACTTATGTTATAATAATAAATACTGCTTGGTGCGGTTAAGGTAGGGGTAAAGGCCTTTTTGTTTTGGCGGATATTTTGGGGACTAAGTGGGGCGGTTTTTTGCCTTTCATATACACCCCTAGGGCACCCAATGCGCGCATTGCTCGGCTCTCAAACATCAAGCATTTTAAATTGTATCTATTGCATGTACAATTTACTTCTATGCTTTCAACTATTCGCTAAACAACTGTTTTGTGAATAGTTGTAATAATTCAATGGTCTGCAAAGCCTTATAATTCAAGGGATTAGAATTGTATCTATTGCACATACAATTACTTGGCATTATCAACCATGCTATCGCTCGATAATGCTTTAATAGTCTGACTATTTGCACCGCCTAATTGCGGCAATTCATTGGCCGTTAACGCTCTCGCTTGCTGTCTGCTATCGCTTGTATATGGTGAAGCCCAGCCATAACGCCTGTTGAGTATTGCAATAACTCCAACTGGATTCTTTGCCCCGGTCACGAGCTTATTTGAGAGACTTTCTTCTTGATATTTTCTCAGTTTTTCCAAAATTTCCGATGCGGTCGAGCTTAGCGTATTCTTACCCCAATCATAAATAGTACTATCAGGAATACCAGTTAGAGAACTAAATCCCAATATACTAACTTCTTTATCATACTTCATACACATATCATAGATATATATATCTAATACATACATAACTAAATTAAAGTCATAACTATTATAATTACTTTCTTTAAATACTTTATTATTTGTATTGTAGTTATCTTTAGACTTAAAATAATTACTATCAAATAACTTTTTTTGGATATAATACAAAGCACTATTCCATACACTTTGAGACTCTTTTTTAATATCCTCAATCTTATTTACTTCGCAAAATTCATTTAGATAAAATAATAAATCATTTTCGTAAATTTCAATCTGATCTGACATGTAATACATCCCCCAAAAAGCCAAATAAAAAAGCCCACACCGCTTGGAGCAATTCCAAGTGGCACAGGCTAACCGGCATCTGCTTATTAATTTAATTAAAATAATAATAATCAAATATACTTATTTTGTCAATATACTGATTATTGGATGTATAACAATAACTGTATTAATTAATATATACCACATCACACATATATATTAATTATATTATATAATAAAAAGCCGGTCACAAAAACCGACTTTAAATTTTAAAATGGACACTCGTTGTTATTGTTTTCCAGCTCGTCCAGCTTGTCCAATACTAATTGATTGACAAACCCGTTAATTGTCAGCCCTTGCGCCTGTATCCGGTCTTTTGTGCCCTTTGGTAAAGTAACGCTTATTCTGTCGTAGCTCTCTCTTATTCTGTCATTTTGCTTTTGTATACGCTTCTTGTAGTTTTCAATAATTTTCTTTTCGTCCATTTTTTACACCTCATTATATAAATTAATAATATCAATAATCACTGGCAATAATACTATAAATAATATTGCATACATAAATATATAATAATTAAATTATTATGTCAATAATAATCCATTACATAATATAAATAATAATAGTTATTTCTTATTATATGCATTAATTCATTTATTATTGATTTTATTATTGCATTAATGTAATTAAATTTTATTGCAATATTTTTTAATTTATGTATTGACATTACATAAATGCAATGTTATTATAATGTCAAGTCGAAAGACAAGGAACAAAATAAAAAAGCTCATCGCGCAGCCAGCCAAAGTTACACGATGAGCACCAAACAAAAAATAATAATTGAAAGGTGACTGTATTATATCACAGTCAAAAGGAAAAAGAAAATGAAAAAATTATCACACAAGGAAATTTGCAGAATGGGCGAAATGATGGACGGCATCAAATTAAATTGTAATATATACACATTTGAAAATGCAGAGAACTATATTTCACGGCTGGAGCCGTTCGACGAAAAAAGTGGCGTTTGCTGTCACAAAGTCAATGAGATTATACAGGAAATCAAAAAAGAGTTCCCTGACGCTAAAGGATGCCAAGTTGATTCTAAATACTATGCCGCCGGAGTTTATGGATGCATTGGCAGACTTTCAAAAGTTACCGTATTAGATAGCGAATGGAATAGCAATGGAAAAAGCTTTTATATTTATTTTTAAGCCGAAACGCTCCAAAATCGGAGCGCCAGCCGTGGGGTTGTCGCCCTGCTCTGATGATGGCAGACCGCAGAAAAATGAAAGGATGGTTGATTATATGACAAAAGCGGAGCTACTGAAAGAATTTGACAAACTGCAAAAAGAAAAAGGAATACGTATTGAGGGCATACACTGCAATAGTAATAAAAGCACAATAGAAAACGCTATTGAGTGCCTAAAATGCCCGGATGAGCTGCTAGAGAAATACTTAACGGTTGTAAGTCTCAAATATAAAAATATTGGGCGCACAATTGCAGAAAACGGAGACTTTAAGCGCCACTCCTTCAACCGGCTTTATGTATTTAATACAGCAAGACAGATTTTAGCAAATTAGTAAGGTCAACTTTTCCGGGGTCCGATTCTCCCCTGAAAAATATTAAAGAGGTGGGAAAAATGAGAACAAACGATATAATTAAAGTACATTTATATGATTTAAGTAATAAGGAGATAAAAACCAAAAACCACGGCAAAACTTTTTGCGTGTACGAAAAAAACGGAAAACTTGGCATTGACTGGAATACAGAGAAGTTACCATACAGTTGCAACGGTGAAATATTTGCACCATTTGAAACATTTGCGCCATCTGTAATATTTGAAAACGTTGAAACCGGGGGACTTTTTCACTTCTCAAATATCAAAAATGCAGTTGTTAGCATTGAAGCAGCATGAATTTAAAGGGGCACAATATGAGAGATTTTATCGAGCTTTTAAAGGCTTTAAGCCTTTTTATATCATGCCTTTTTATTGGGTATGGCGGTTTATTTTTATTTTTTTATTAAATAGCTAATATCAAGGGATTTTTAAGCCGGTTCGATTCCGGCTATTAGCTTTATATATAAGGCTTTTCGGGTCTTATATTATCAATTTAATTATTTTATTCATTGGTGCTTTTATACGGCTTTACGGCTGTATATATTGCACTCCGTCCGCGCGTCCGGTAAATAATCGCGTCAAGAGGTCTTATAAATGCCTTTATATTTATATCAGGCTCAAGAGGTGCAACGCCTGAACAAATAATTGTGCGCCCTTATAGGTGATTTGCGTTATTACACCTATAAAAACAGATTAACGCACGTATGAACCGCGAAAAGGTCAAAAAATAGCCTATAAACCATGCACAAACAGAAAAGAGGGTTAATGAATGGATAACGAGCTAAACAGTCTTGACGCTGTAGAAATGGAAATTAGAGCACGCTACAATGGCAAATATACGGATGTATTAGGCTATCGGGCGAGCGAACGAGAGACACGAAAAGCAATAACCAATATTTTTAGAGCTGTCGCAGAGTCTGGCGCGTGTGACGATGTTACCACGCTTATTAGTGGCAAGGAATACCGCCGGACGGCTTTTAATAACTACCTAAACCATAAAAACTATATAAGCCCTATTATTAAGGCTTGTTATAGTTAGGGGGCGTATTATGTCAAAATATGAATATTTAGGGAAAAAAGAAATATATAAGCGCGTTCAGGCGCTAGGCTATGAGATGCCAAAAATAAGCGATTTTAGCTATATCAAGTACGATTGTATAGAATGGATGGAGTCACACGAGTTAAAAATAACAGTTCAAAGGAGTGGCGAATGGTTGCAAGTCGTAGAAAAGCGCGCGCACGTTCACCCGGTCACATTATTTTGTGACTATCAAGCCGGGAAATATATCACGCGTTATTATTAGGGATATTTTATATCCCTTTTTGTTGTGTCCAAAAATCAAGCGTGCAGCCGTTGGAGCTGTCGCAAGTTGTCCGGCTATAAGTCCGGGTGTAGTACATTGACAAATTAACAAAACCGGTTTATGATTTTATGATATATACATTTAAAGCCGTGTATTTGACGTTTTAAGAACTTTTGAGCGTATTAACGTGGATTTTATCGAGTGTGCTATAACAAGCCACAAAACAAGCCGTTTACAATGCCTAAAAATATAATTATAGCATTGCGAGCCGTCAAGCCGTGCCGGGTGTGAGCTGTTATAAGTCAGGCGCACCAACTCATGGAAAATGTTTGAATTTTCAGAAAACTTCACTCAATTAAAGTGTGGTGCGAGTTCTTTGCAAGTTCTCGACAAGTTTTTGTAAAATTTTGCAAACGGATTTTTGAAATCGAAAAATCAAAAGGTACGGGGGCACTTAATTCATCCTAAAATTTTTGGGGTGCTGAATTTTGAATTGCCAAAAAATAAATGCTCTTGGCACTGTAGTCACTCTCTCCTAGTTTTTCAATCAATTTCTGCCGTGTCATTTCCGGATTAGTCCGGTGTATGTATTCTAATAGTCTGTCTATTTTATCCATATTTTTGCTCCAATAAATCAAATATTCTGTCAGCCGTGTATACAATATTCCGTCCGTACAAGCTCATAAAGTCTGCGATTATTTCCTCTGTCTCTATGTCAATGTCACAGCCGTACGAGAATGAGTACACATGCACTAGCTCGTGACATAGTATTTTGTCGGTCATGTAATCAGAAACATTATCAGCTATCGTTACTGTCTTGGTTGTGTTGTCGGTTACTCCTAGGCTTATTGTGCCGTCAGACCGCCTTAATTCGCTTGATGTGGGCTTTTTAAATTGTATGTGCCACAATATATCATTAACTCTTATATCCATGTCTATACCCTCTAAAAATGGCTATGAGCATTGCTACCCATAGCCTTAATAATTACAGTTTTGACGCAAGATTGCTCATTTTGGTGCGCAAAAGGTTGCGTTCATCGGGTGTCATGTCATTTAAAAGCTCCGATATATCTCCGCTCAATTCACGGATATACATGTCAAGAGCTTTCATTTTATGCTCTTTGTCCTCTGTTGAAGCTCCTTTGTGCATTTCCTTTGTCTCGGTATAATGTCTTTTTGCTCTGTCATAATTGCTTTCACTCACATGTGGTGCAATCGGTTCAGAGTAGTACATCTTACCTCGGCTCTTATCCATGTCACGCATATACTCCATGTCGTTGTAGTTTACCGGCATGTGATAATATGGTGGCTCTTCATATCCCCTACGTGTTCCACGACCTTTAGGGGCAAATCTGCCATTTGCATAGCGATATTGGTCGTAATATCTTCTACCGCTTTCTTCACCATATTCTGCCTTAAGACTTCTTAGGAGTTCTTTGTCGTACTCTTCTTCCTCTTCATCAGCCTTTTTCATAGCCTTGGAAATTATTGAATGATACTCAGCTTCTGCAAGGTCTTTTATCATATCTACGACCTGTCCCATCTCGGAAGTATCAACATTCTCAATACCCTTTTCAAGCTCGTTGACAGCTTTCTCTGTAAGACACTCTTGCATTTTGTGCATTCTTTCAATGTGCATACTCTCACCCCCTACGCTTCACGAACAGCAATTAAGTTACTATTCTGTACTTCAATAGCCTGTGTAGATGTATTCTGTACCGCTACAGTACTGCAACAGCCGCAAGGCACATCCACGTATGCCTGAGCCGAAACGTTAAATAAATTTTCGACTGCTGCCGGAGTAACTATCATTCGTGTTGACTGTAAAGGCTCTCCGTCTACTGCTATGGCAAGTGAAATAGCTTCTACTGTACCGCCTGTAGGTATTTGAATGTTGCCGGAATACGATACTAAAAATCTTGCTTTGCACTGATTTGTAATACCTCTTAGCTTTATAATTCCACTTCCCTGTCTGTGGACTATACATTTGCTACCGCATACCGGTGTTTCTGTAAATGCAACATCTTCTCCGGCGGCAACTGTTTGTAATGCAATTCCTGTTATTTCCATTATCTTTACCTCTCTTTCACAAAAATAAGGGCAAACATTACAGCCTGCCCTTTGATTATAAGTAATACTGCTTAGCAGACATAATCTCGACTAACTCTCGACTAAACTTGGACTAATCCTCGACTAAAAACGATTTTTAATCGGTTTAGATTGAGTTAACTCAATTAAGATACTCAATTATTCAGTTTTAGCAATTACAGCCGGTATTGCAACCACAGCCATATGCATAACCATAAAGGTTAGAAGCCGGGAATGATGGTACCGGTGTAGGTCTTACTGCGTCAATAATCTGATTTGTCTGTGCTGCCATTGTAGTAGTCAGAAGTGCGTTCTGTCTATCCTGCGAAGCTGCTCTTCTCAAATCGTTATTCTCTGCCTGTAAGGTTGCAATCTTGTCATTTGTCAGGAAGTCAAGAATTGCTCTTGTTCCTGCCTGCTGGCTGTCAATAATATCTCTTGTATTATTGTTCATTGTGTTCTGTAAAGCACAAGTGTTAGTAGCCATGTTGTAGTTTACACCTTGGATGGCTTCTCTTGTCTCGCAGCAGCAGTTAGCAAGCTGTGACTGTAAAGCATTGGTATTCTGCATATTAGCAACTGTGTCAGCGTTTACCGCCTGTTGTATGCCGTAGCCGGTCTGCATGATATTTGTGTTAATACCATTAAGACCTGTGAGCATACTGCTGTTCATGGCATAAAAGCCGTCACAAAGTCCGTTGGAAATGCCATCTAACTTGCTGATAACTGCCTGATTGTCAAAACCTCTCTGAATTTCACTGCCGACACCACCATTAGTGCCACCGAAACCACCAAAGCCGTTACCCCAGCCCCCAAATATCGCAAATACTACGATAAGGAACCAAAGCCATGAGCCGTCATTCCAGTTATTTCCGTTGCTTCCGTCCAAATTCGCCACAATAGGTACGCTTGGACAATTTCCTGTGTTGAACATCTGTTTTACCTCCAAAATTTATTTCATAAAGAGCCGTGCGCACGTTCTCTCATATGCTATATCCCAAAATTACCTCTAATCTGTTTCATTACATCATCAGGATTAATGCCTTTTTCCTTGCATAGGTTCCTTGCCATTTGCTCGATTCCCTTGCTGTTTCCGCTTTGAGCCATGCTCATTGCATTCTTAATCATTGGATTTCCCATTACGCGGTTATTGCTCATTATCTGTTGCATTATTCCCATTACATTCATGCTTTTTCACTCTCCTTATTTTGTGTTCGTGGAGTTTTTCTTTGCGCCCCTAAAGATAATTGCTCGATTTTCTCTGATAGTTCGTTGAGCTTTGCCATAATGTCCTCTGTGGCTTTCTCTGATAGGTCAAATTCAAGTTTTTCCGTGTCGCCTGATAAAATGTCTGTCTTACCATTTAGAGCCGGTTTAAAAGTCAATGTGCGTATTGTTCCGTCAGTATTCCAGCTCTTAGCATATATCTCTGTTAAATCCTGTTTTGGGAAAAATGCTACACTGCCATCCATTGGCACCTCGTTGGGATTGATAGTCTCAACTGCCTGTACTACTCTGCCACTTATGCCTTGTGTTGGCTCGGGCTGTTGGTATCTCTGATAGCTCGCCATTGGGTTGTACTGATACGCTCCATAATTAGGTGTATAATTCATCATTGGTTGCTGATACGGCATGTTCATTCTCTCTTTCCTCCAAGACCTCTTCGATTGCTTTAATGACAAGGGATAATGTCATTAGGTCGATTTTTTGTAACTCACTTTTTGCAAATATTTGTTCTCTTACTTCATCGTCAAACATAACATCATCTCCTTATGCCTAAATTGTGGCATAAAAAATGAGAAGAGCATTTCCATGTTCTTCTCATATTTGTGTCATATAATGGCTTTTCTATATACAATTTTTACTACACACTTTTTGGGGTGGTTACTACACAGTTACTACACACTTTTCGCATTAAAATGCATTAAAATACATAGAATTTTATATTTTTTACGATTTTACGAAAATCCCGCAGACCCTTTATTTTCCTAGGATTGCGCCATTATTTACGAAATCGTATGGCACTCCTTGATATACATAATAATTTTACCAGTTTTAGTACAAAAATGCCCTACGAGCGTTGATTTTTCAACATTCTGTAAATCGAGAGTGTGTACTACTACACACTTACTACACACACTTTCTCCTATATTCTATGATTTTGTTGTCGGTGCTAACGATTTTTTCAATGTCAGCAAACGATTTTTCGGGTGTAACATGTGTATACAAGTCCATTGTCATTTTCAGTGTTGCATGACCCAAATATGATTGAACAACTTTCGGCTCTATGCCTGACTCAAAACATCTTGTCGCAAACGTATGTCTGAATGTGTGACCGCTAAAAAATGGAAATTCATTGTCACTGCTCTTTGTGTCATTTATCCGTCTTACAACTGAACGTATAGAGTCGCTGTATATAACCGAATTAATCGGTGTGTTGAACCTTGTAACAAACAAATATTCGTTTTGCTCCTTGGGTCTGCGTGCCGAAACTATCTTTTTAAGTTCAAATTGCTTTGTCAGATATTCCTTGCACACACTGTTAATTGGTACGTGTCTGTAACTCTGCTTGGTTTTTGGCGGCTCAACATGAAATGTCTTGCCTTTATCTTCAAGGTATTTCTGATACACAAGTGTCTTATTAACATCAATATAGCCCTCGTCCATATGTATATCTGCCATTGTGAGTGCAAACAGTTCTCCTGGGCGCAAGCCTGTATTAACTGCCACATTATACATGTTGTCGTAAAATGTGCCTTTACACGCTTCAAAAAACTCGCTCTGTTGCTCTACTGTCAATGCAAAAGCATTAACTTCTTTGTCTGCTCTCAGTTTTACGCCTTTCGCCGGATTTTTAATCATCAGGTCATCTTCCATAGCTCTACTGAACATGTCGTTTAAAATAACCTTGATTTTGCTCTGTCTCTCATACTTATAGTTATCGTCAGAAGCTTTGTCGATAAGTAACTGCACATCTGACTTGCGAATAGATGTTATTTCATGGTTTCCTAAGTATGGTGAAATGTTCTTCTTATATATATGCGTATACTCCCTAATGGTATTGGGGCGCACTCTCTTTTTCTTGTATACATTCATCCACCTGTCAAACCACGCATCAAGGGTAATGCTGTCTCTAACACTTGTGAATTGTTGATTGTCGCTCACTGCTTTACTAAGTTCTTTCCGCAGTTCTGACAACTTGCTATTATAAATTGTCTTACTCTTGCCGAACCTATCTTTATATCTGCCCTGATAAAGTCCGTCCTTGCGCTGGGTTATTCCGACTCCCAGCTCTTTTCCTCTCAAATCCTTTCCCATACTGATTTATGGCTCCTTTCAAAATCAAAAGCCATTATATGATAATTTCTATATTACTACATAATGGCTCATAATTCAATATATCTATATATTATTAGTCTTTTCGAGATACCGCTCAAACTCCTTACGCTTGACTAATCGCTTGCCTCTTCCAACAAAAAGTACAAAAGGGCACGAGGGATTATTAAGCATATCATTGATTCTGTTAATTCCGATGTTACTGTATTCAGCGGCCTCATCAATCGTCAGCGTTACCTTTTCCCATATTGGCACTTTGTTAATCATCGCCTGACTCCTTTCTATCTTTTCTTTAATGTCTGCCACTCTCCGGGAAGTGGTCGTTTTTGAAATTAATAGTCTTTGTGATACCTCTTCAAGGCTTTTATCAGCAACTAGCAACTCAAAAACTTCCGCTTCTTCATCGGTAAAATTGGCATTTTTCAAAATTTCTTCAAGTTCCGGTCTAGTCAGTTTTGAAAACTTCATAGACCTATCTCCTATTCTTCGGTTTTGCTTGCACTGTGTATACAAGTATTTGAGTATCGACATGAGCTGTTACACGGCTTGTTGTCCTCGTATACACATTGTCTTTTAATCGGCTCTATATCACTCATAGTTCTGCTGTTCATCTTATCATCACTTCCTTTTTATACTGTTCTGCCATATATTGTCCGTAGCTCATGCCCTTACTCTTAGCAAGCTCGCAGATTTCCGCAAGTTTGTTTTTCTTAACAGGCTTTCTTTTGAGTCTTTTCTTTTCTCTGATTTTTCTTAATTCCGTAGCCCTCTGCTGTCTATGTGCTTCGCAACACGTATTTTGATTGGCTGCGGTCGGTGTAAATATCTTGCTACAGACTACACATTTAATTGGTTTGTAGTGTTTCATTGTTTGCCTCTCCATATTTCTTCATCAAGAATATATTGCCTGATAAATCTATCTGCGTACTGTGGGTGTATCATTGACCTCTCTGTTTTTCTTGATGTTTGACGCGTTCCCTTTACATCTGCGATAATACGTTTCTCAACATATTCAAGTGGTTCAAATACAAGATTATTTTTAGGCGCACAGCCAATAAACCAATACTGAGTAGGCTTTTTATAATAATCTCCGTTCTTCGTGCGGTCTTTATCAACAAACGTGGGCTGTATGCACCAATATGTAGTCAGATAATGTGGCTGTGTGTATGGATTCTCGATTACTAATTTCAATCCTTTTCTTATTGCTACAATTACCATTTTACATAATAGTACATACAACTCTGTTAGCTCATTTTGAAGCGTTATAGAATATTCCAACTTCTTTTCTGTATTCCAGTCCTTTTGCTGAGTTGCCTGTCCTCTAAACAATAGCGGCACTCTCGCTTCAAATCTTGTACAAGGGAAAAATGCAAATATCAAATCATCAGGGCTTATCTTATCAAACAAACTCGGCTCGCCTTGATACCCCCCCTCTATCTCTTTAAAAAGATCAGTAACATAGTCAGTTTCGTTAAATTCATTCTGAATGTCATAGTCGTAGGCTTCAATTCCATACTTTTTGAAAGCATTCTTGAATGTGCCTGACTGTTCAAATAAACAATGTACTATCATTCTAAATCCACCAAAAGGAAACCTCGGTTTTATGTGCGCACTCCTATTTCCTTTCTTTAAATTATATTTATTCTTTTGCTTACAACTTTGCCCGAAACAGCCAAATAATAAATATCACTATATTTTTTCCCTGTTATATTCGCAACATCTATAATTGGCATATATTTCCCGTCGTACAATACTCTAATAGAATTTCTTTTATTGTTATCTTGCGTATGTTTATCAGCCCACCTGCAATTAGATGGTTCATAATTTCCATTTGCATTTATACGGTCTATTGACAAGTTATCAGCATAGCCGTTTTCAAGTGACCATTTTTCAAAGTAGTTATAGTTTCTATCCCATTCATCACATACTTTTATTCCTCTGCCACCATATTTGTGGTAGCTTCTATTATTAGGGTTTTTGCATCTGTTCCTCATGTTCTTCCATGTTCTATAAAGCCTTTTACTATTTTGGTTCACAACCTATTCCTTTCTGATAAATTAATTAATGTTTAATATTTTCACTACACCACTGCTCTTGTATCTCATCATCGGTCTTATCTCGTCCGTGGATGTCGTACCACGCAAACGCTACCTCTGTCAGACCAATTATGCCGAATACTATGAGGGCGGTGTATACTGCTGTTGTTATGTTGGTCATTCTTCATCGCTCCAATCTAAATCTATTTTCTGACCGCAATTATCACAATATTTCTGCTTGTTAAGTAAGCCCTTACCATTGCAACAAGGACATAAAGCAAATTCTTTATCTTCTGTAAAATCCGGTTTCTTCGGTATCTGCTTTTCAAGTGCCTGTATAGCAACACCAACAGCATCGCGCAATACCTGAGAATGTATTTCACCGCCTATTTTTAAATCAAACTGTATTATTTCTATTGCTTCACTCTCTGTCATGTTATATCCTCCTCATACCTATCCTCGTGAATTTCCCTGTCCTCTTCGTGGGAATAAGCTCTTTTACAATGTGTGCAGAAAGCTAAAAGCTCCTTTATGTTTGTACTTTTCTCGTATTTGCAACCGCTACATGGGCTTGGTTCTTTATTATTCTTTTCTGCCATATTCTCTCCTATTCCGCTTCTGATTGAAGCCATTTTAACGTTACTGCCAACTCTCTTTCTTTCCTATTGCTTCTGAAAGCACACCCATCTGAAAAGCTGTCGCAATAGTCAGCGCAATCAAAGTTCGGGCTGCTTGCAATACGTTCCGCCATTTCTTCGTCTGACATATTCCTTATTCTGTCGGCATGGGTCATTTTCACATGAACAAGTTCAAAACACTCATCACGCCATTTCAATACATTATCAATATTGAATGAGCTGTAACCTACGTGGTAATAATCTTCGCCGACTTTTTTGTACTTGATTTCGTAATATGGCTTGTTGCCTATCATCCTTACGATAATTTCCAGAGATGTAACTTTGTTTTTTGTATCATCATTTTCTGAAACTTTGCTATCACATCTGCAACAAGGCTCATTATCTCTTGAATCGCTGTTGTGCTGGCAGTTGCAAGAAATCTTTTCTTCACTATCATCAAATGCCTTTAAAAACATTTCAGCAATTTCTTTCTCGTATCTACCACACATACCTTTACAATCAATATCCGCAATAACCCTTGAAAAGAAATCTTTGAATTTGTCAGCAATATAATCTCCTGTGAAATCGTTGGGTATATCAATTATTACTTTCATCTTCTCCGCCTCTCAATCATAATAAATACGTAAGCCCGATAATATAATGTAATACTTGGTCTTGTGTGTATGTAATCTTATTCCACCTAGCCTTTAAAGGGTCAATAATCAAATGTGAAATAAAGATTACTGCTAACTGCCATGTCCAGCCGAATACTATTAAGAATGGAACGCAATATAATGCACAATGTACAAATAAGTGATACCAATTCTTTCCTTTCGTTTGTGCAATAAAATCACATTGCAGTACATAATCGCCAATTAAATGACAAAGTATAATCAATACTATTGTTTTACTCATTTTCTCCACCTCTCAATTCTTCCAACTTCTTAAATTAAGTCCGCCACACCTAATACAATAAAACTTTTTATATCCTCTTGCATATTCACACACATAACCGCAATGTCCGCAATATTCTCTTCCGTTACTAACTGATACTTTTTTAGACCCTGACACATTGTTCCTCTCGAACAACTCTCCGTGTTTGCATTCTATACAATAATCTTCTTTTTCTTTATGCTTGCAAATATTACAATCAATCATTGCCACCTCTCAATTCTTTCAGTTTTGCTTCGGCTTTTTCTTTTGTGGAAAAATACTTGCAATTTTCCTTGTCAATATCCTCAATCTCGTATATCGCAAGTTCTCTTATAGGTCTTTTCATAACCATTGCATACTTAGGATTGTTTATATCAACAATGTAATACACATATTTGCAAGATAGAATAACAAGTCTGTCCTGTTCTTCTAAATCCTCATATTTGCCTAATTTTTCTATCAGCAAATTCTTATAATCGTAACTATTTTCTCCGCACGGCAAACTGTCAGAAGCTCCATGTGTTCCGTCTGAATAAGTCTTTGTTAATCTCTTCATTACTGCTCCTTTTCCGGAAGTTTAGCTAGTTCGCATACTGTACACATCTGACCACTCCATGATGTTGTTCCATGATTCCAAGCGTAAACTCTTCCATTCTCATATTTCGCAAAATGCCTTTTAACCCACGAGTGAATACCACTATACGTTACTAGTATCGGTGTATCAACTGCAACTTTTGACCAGTCAATTGGTGGTTCAACATATTCACTATTTGCCCATTTTTTTCTTGCATCTCTGCAATCAACATTGCCAAAACTAAATAAACAATTTTTACACGCTAATTTATAGCACGATGTCGGCTCTAATGTTGCTTTGTCAACTGCTATTTTGCTACCACCACAAGCAATATCCAGAATCTGTTCTGCGAATTTCTCTCTATTTGTCATTGTTTTGCACTCCTTTCCCATAATCCGGCATATGTTTGAATCTCTCATATGCCTTATTGTCTCTGTGTTTTTCCATGTAGGCTTTCTGCCTATCGTCCCTCATCTGCTTTATGTGAGCATTTTGAGTACTGTCGTTATCCCATGCGTAAGTCATTAATCAATCACCTTTATGTACCTTTCATCAACGTAATTAACTTCATCAGCAAGGCATTGCGCCACCTTTGGCAATGTCAGACCGAATTGATTAAATTTATACAACGTGTCGATTAAATCCCTAAATTCTGCGATAAACTCTTTAATTTCTCTAACCGACAATTTAAACATCAGTTTAAGTGCCGTACACGCTAAAGTCATGTAGCTGTATGCCGTGTCATTTAAAAGCTGTCGTGTGTCGTTTATTGTCAGTGGATTATTCCTCTGATAAATCCTAATCAACTGCTGCATTGGGATTAAATTAATCTCTTCCTGCACATCAATGCCGTATCTAACTTTCAAAAGTTCAGCAAGCGTTTCAGTTTTCATTTCATTTTCGGTCTGTGCCCTTTCAAGGTACTCATTTATGGTTCTTTCAAGCCTTACAATGCGCTTATTACCAAATCCGTGGTGCGAATACAGTACATAGTACCCTAAATCCATAAAGTCTGTGAAAGACCGACTTACGAGCTTTCTGCGGTTATTGCTGTTTTTCAGCGTAACTCTTTCGGATTTTGTCCATGTAAAATCCGGCTCTTTGTGCTTTTTCTTTGGTTTCAGTTTGTTGCTCATATTTTTTCATTCTTTCTTCAAGTTCTCGTTTCGTTCTGCTAAAGCAGGCTTCTGTAGTTTCTTCTGTGACTTTTGCAATCTCTTTACCGTGCCACCGGATAGTTATTTTTGCTTCCTTGCTATTGGTTTTGTAAATCATTTGCAAGTCATATTTTCTTTGCAGTGGTCGGTAAAAATCGTAAAAATCTTTCAAGGCGTCCATTGTGGACTCCTTTCTTTTATTTTCTGTCGTGCGATGTTTGCCTTTTCACAAGTTGCGTTCTTAACGTTTTGCTGATAGTGCATTTCACAGACCTTATATCCGGGCTTTACAGGATTATCGCAGAAGAAACATAATCCTTGTTCATATCTGCCGGTTCTTTCAGGCATTTTAACGTGTGCTCTTCTCATTGTTTCCCGGCAAAATGTGCAAGTGGTATGCCCCGGGTCTGCTTTCCTTTTACGACAGCGTGTGCATATGCCGTTCTCTTTGTCTTTTTCGTATCGTACTTTTCGCCATGCTTTTTGTCGCTCATTGTATTTTTCAACATCAGCTGCACGTTTCTTTGACATGGCTTCGGCTGATTTTGCCCTACACTCGATACAACTTTTTTCATCACCATACAGCAAGTTTTTGCCACATCTAGGGCAAACACCAACTGCCTGTAATTTTTTATAAAGTTCTCTGCCATATGCTGTGCGTTTGCTGTTACATGCCGTACAAACCACACCTTCTCTATCAAGTGGCTTTCCACAAAGCACGCAAAGGTTACTAGCTTTTCGCTCTTCATATCTCTGCCTAGAATACTTGTCTTTTATCATTTTTTGCGAGGAGTAAAACATGTTTTAATTGGTCGACCAAAACCTCTTACCTCCTATCTTTTCATCTGCTCGATACGTTCCTTAATTTCTTTTGGCATTGGAATACCTTTAATCGGCTTATTTTGGCTTTTATTATCTTCAAGCGATAATTTTATCGTTTGTTGATTTTTAGAGCCGATTTGAGCCGAATACGAGCTTCTATTGGTGTTTTCAATCAATGCCTGTATATCCTTTGGCATTTTTTGATATTCCTTATCTCGACTAACAACTGTCCTGTAAGTTCTCATAAAATTTGACTGAACCACGTTTTCAATGCTCTTGCTGTCCGTCAGCGCCCAGTTCCTAAGATTATCAGGACTTCCGACAGCCTTTTGTACGAGTGGTGGTAACTTGTTAAATTCTTCAACTGCACCATAATAGCCGTTTCGTAGTGCCTTGCTAACAAGGAACCACGCTTCCATTTCGTTAAGCTCCTGTGGGGATTGAACCTCATGCAGTTTGTTAATTAGCTGTCCGATGCTCGGTGCAAATCCACTTGTATCGGAAAAAACATATGCTTTAAGTGCGACTGATACTTGTTCATAAGCGCAATTTTCCAACATCATATTCCACACATCTACAGTCTCCGATAAATTGCTCGGCTTGTAATTGGGGTAGCAATCACACATTATGCGAATGATTTTAACTGTCTCGTCTCTTGTCATTTCTCTACCTCATACATTGTCCCAATCAATGGTGTCTTTGTTAGCTAAATGTGGCTCATTGTCCTTTAGTGCAAACAGTCCTTGCCAACAATGGTCTACCGACTGATTAAGAATTTTAACAGCCAAATCATTATCGCCCTTTGAAAGTCTCTCGATAGTGTTCATAGCTCGGTGTAATGCCATGTCGGTGCATATCGGCTTCTTAATCTTCTTTCGCATTGTCAGATATTCCTGAAAAGCGCTCTCCAGCATTTCATCATCAGGGTAGTAGATAGTTTTCTTTTTAGATATTGATTTATCAATATCTTTTTCTTTTATATCCTTATCTTTACTATCCTTAACTATACTATTCTTATCTATACTTACCTTACCTATACTATCCTGTGGCAGACAAGTGGCAACCACTTGGCAACCATCTGGCAACCCATTGGCAACCACACGGCAACCATCATCAGAAAATGTGTATGCACCATTGGATTTTATCTTTAATTTTGCCAATTCTTCCTTAAAATTCGTTGGTGTATACCGGTCTTTTCTCAAAGCGTTTGCCATGCGCCAATGCTTAATTGCAATCACACCATTATCAAACTGATAAATGTATCTTTTTTCCAGTAGCTGTTGTAAATCAGCCACACTTGCGTGAGCTTTGAACATGGAAACTGATACCTGATTGCAAAATCCGTCATCGTCAGCAGACATAGATAAATGCAAATATAAGGCTTGTGCACTTGATGACAAAGCCATAAAATTATCATCATCAGTGACTTTTTTAGTGAACATTCTACGTTCTGCCATTTAATTAATCTCCTATTTTCTTCAAGTTTCGGTTGATGTATTTTAATCTTTTTTCTCGTGGTTTATATTGTTATATCTTTTTCTCAATGTGTTCTGCACCTTGTTCATACCCTTGAAGCCACCGACAATAAAAGCTATCTCTGCTCTATTTTCCGTTGCCTTTGTTTCTGCTTCCATATCGTGTAGTCCGTACTCTACCTGAATAATTTCATTTGCAGTAATTCTTTTCAGAATTTCTTCACATTTCTTTTTACTTAAAATCTTCATTCCGAATCACCTCGCTTTTAGGCTAAATAATAGCCTTTGCTCTTTGCCTCTGCATAATCATCTTCTGTAAGCAAAACTTCTTTCTGAATCTCTTTGTTGCCATAACAATCGACATCACATACAACCTTGAAAAATAGCATTCCATTCTTCTCGATAGCTTCTTCGTGAGTTATATTTGTTACATAGTGTTCAAGTAAATTCATTCCGAATCACCCACTTTCAACAAATCCATAAACTTCTCATACTGTTTCTGCGATATTTTGTTGAACCTCTTATCGTCTCTAATTTCGATTTTAAGGTGCTTTTCTGCGATAGAGGATAATTCCCTCGCCAACACCTTTTTGCCTTGCTGTATGCCTTGCATATAGCCTTTAGGTGCTTTTCTCTCGCCTATTGAACCGCTTGCACGATTTTCTCCTTGACCGCCTAAACTGACATTTCTAAGCTGATAACCCTTGTTAGCATATAGCTTGATGTAGTATTTCTCCTTTTCGTCAAGCTGACTTTCAGGGAAATTTAGAAATTCAACTCGCCAGCCATAAGGATTTTTCTCTTTGTCGTACAGCTTGTGGCGTTTCAAACTAAGGTCTATGTGCTGTTCATAACCTACAAGGTGGCTTGCCAATCTGCTAAGTGTATGTACCGCCTGTCCGATATACGCATACTTAAATCCGTTTTCATCTTCTCGGAGTAGGAAGTAAATCCCACTCCTGTCATTCAGCTTTGGATTCAGCTTCAATAGTCGCTTTTTATTCTCCTGTTCTATTGCCTTGGCTCTTGCTATGTTCTGATAATTCAATGTTTCCACCTCTCTTTACAATATCAATTGCCGTCTGCATACCACCCTCCTAATATCTAAATCTCGTAATATTAGTATCATCTGACCAATACCCGAATGTATCATTATCACCATAAGCTTTGACGCTTACTGTAGCTCCGTCCATTCCATCAGCGATAAAATCATCAGTGTAATTAGTGCGGTAAAACGCTGTATAGGTTGTATCATATTCTTTCCATGTTCCATCGGCTTTTGTAATTCTTACTTTGTAAGACGTTGCATTTTCGACCTCTGACCATTTGACGGCTACGTGACTATAGTTAAAATACCTTGATGCACTCTTGTAGTAAGATGCATATTTCACTGTCGGAGTACCGAGGATACATTTCTCAAGCCAGTTTTTTACAGCGTTGTCGATTGCATCTTCTAAAGCACCATCAGGCTGAAAGTTGATATCTGGAATCTTCACAGATGGTGGTTTAAGTGGTGGCGTACATGCCGACACCGGTACAGCATTAAAACCCCCCATTGCAATCACACAAGTCATAGCTATTATTGTTCTTTTCATTTTTCTACACATTGTTTTATCCTCCTTTAGTTTGTTTGCATCAATTAATTTCATACTCACACCTCTTTAATTAAATGGTAATTCCTCGTCAATACCATCAGGTATTGACATAAAGCTATCATCGGGTTTTGGCTGTGGCTCTGCACTGCCACTTGAATTTTTACTGTCGCAAAATTCCAACTTAGATATGTTGCAATCGTTGGTGTAAACTGTGTTTCCGTCTCTATTCTTGTAACTGCCTGTAGTCCACTCACCGATAACCGCTATCTTTGAGCCTTTAAATACGTGCTTTTCTACTGTTTCAGCAATCTTGCCAAAAGCCACGCAGTTAATGAAATTTGCCTTATCGTCTTTCTTCTTAAAATTCTTGTCAACGGCAAGTGTAAACCTTGCTATTGCCATTGCATTTTCACCCTGTGTGTATCTAATGTCCGGGGTCCTAGTTAATCGGCCCATTAATGCTACAATGTTCATTATTTTTCCTCACTTTCTATATCAACAATTTCTTTGCATTTAACAATTTCAAAGTCTCTATCCCAAGAAGAACAACCGCTTTCAGCCTGTTTTGCTGTTCTGTATGTTTTAATTGCCGTATCTTTCAATTCATCAACTTTGACAAAATGAAATTCTCTTGATAAACCGCACCATATTTCAGTACGATTTCGTCTCATAACGACACATCTTGTCCTTTCTATTCTCAAAACGGGCATTCATCTCCTTTCCTTAAAACCCATTCCTTGTTATGCTCTGCAACATCCACATTTGCCCCATAAGCAACTTTTTTCATCTTCTCAATAAAACTATCACTATCAGCATTTTCACTCGATAGATGGCACATTATAACGTTCTGCAAGCTATCTGAATAATTCGCTTTAACAAAATCGCAAGCTGTGTCAATGCTTAAGTGACCTCTGAAAACGTGATTAGCTTTGCCTGTGTTATCCCTGTCGATTAAATCCTTGTCATAATTCACACCTAAGAGAATGTGATTTATGTCTTTAAATCTCCACTTGACAACCTCACAATCGGTTATGTAAAGCATTCTCCCCATTTCCGGGTGAGTAATCAGAAAGCCATATATCGGGCAAGGTGTTCCGTCTGCATTGGTATGTGTCCAATTTCCGTCTATCGTTGTTAAATCAAAAGGCTTTACTGTAAATCCGCCCATATTCATTGACATATAATCAATCTTCAAATATGGTGCATAAATCGGTATTCCCATTGACTTAAAATCGTTTAATGACCTCGAATGATCGTCAATAATGCTCGTGTGAAATAAGGCAACCTACTATATTTTTTACATTCCAATCACACATCTTTTTTATGTCTTTAATTCCCATTCCCACATCAAGAATAAGTGTTTCGTTTTGTGACATAAGAGCGTAAGAATTTCCTTTACTTCCAGTTCCACAACATTTCAATTTGAGCATTACATCACCTCGCTTTCTTTTTCAAATTTCCATACATATCCACCGGCTTGTTTTCTCACGCTTCCTTTGCTGTTATAGGGTTCTTTATTTGCAACTTGTAAAATATTTCTTCCACAAACACCGGTATTTCTGCTTGCCTCCATTGCATTGCAATACGAATTGATAAACTCTCCGTTTAATGAGTACTGGATGATTTTTCCCTTCTTAAACCTCTGCACATTTCTCTTTTCTTTCTTACTTCTTCCGCAGATAGCTCTGCCCTGGTTATAAGCTATCATTCCGTCTAATATATGAGGATTTTCCATTAAGGTTAGCCTTTTATGTTCAATTCCACTGAGGATTTGCAAATTACTAGCACAATTATTCTGCTTGTTTCCGTCTCTGTGGTGCACTTCATACCCATTTGGAATTTGCCCTATGAAAGCCTTTGCAACTGCAATATGAACTCTAATAGTTTTAACTTCTTTGTTCCTATCTGTTGCCCTAAAAGATAAATACCAACCATTTTTATTGTTTGTTTTAACAAACTGTCCTCTACTATCTTTCCAAAAGCTCTTAATTAAACCGCTATCAGAAATTGCATATAATCCCTCGTAGCCCTTTATCCATTTCCAAATGTTTCCATCATTAATAAAATTAGTAAGTTCGCTTTCTTTAACATCTATTCCTACCCTCTTTGCCGGGATTATTCCTTTCTCTAATAGCTTGTCATATTCTATGAGCTCATTTAAGTCTCTGGAATAAAAATGTAGTCGTTTTCCGTTGGCGTATCTTCTTAGTATATATGATTTTCCAACTTTAGATATTCTTGGATAAATACTCAATTAAACCACCACTCCTTATCCACATAACACACCCACAATACCTTTAACGTTCCAATCTAAGCCTTTCTTGATTTCCTTAATCGGTATTCCGCAATCAAGGATAAGTGTTTCTCCGCTGCCGGAAGTTAAGGTGTAGCAATTCCCTGTACTTCCTGTTGCTATACATTTAAGCTTCATTCCTTAATTTCTCCGCGTCTTCTCTTAACATTATTTTGAATTTTCCACCACACTCACAAACAGCTTTTGCGTCATAAACATTCCAATTTTCATTAGAACGTGATTCATCTTTTTGCTGTGGTTTTCCGCACAATTCGCACGCAATTATTATTGGATTTTGTTTCATATTTACATTTCACTCCTTTAATACTTAATATTCATATTTCCGTGTTCATTCACCCAATCAATAGCTTCTGCGTATGTCACGCCATTGTTTTTCAAGATGTAAAGCAGATTATGGAATTTAGGGTGTGTTTCTTTCAGCCTTAAAAATCTGCTTTCTTTCTCTAAGTGACATCCAAATCCACACAGCACGCAGCCTGTTCTTTGGCAACCAGTTGTTTTCAGCAATGGTCTTTCATTATCAAAAATTCCAAAATCCGCAAATGACATCTGATTTTCGCATTGCCCCATAGCTTCATAATCTGTAACTACTTCGCCATAAACGGAACATATAGGCAGATTATTTTCTTTGATGTAAAGCAACACATCCTGTTCTGTCCAAAAGCTCATAGGATTGCTATGTGGTCTTGTGACATTAAAAGCATTACAGCCATCTTGCAACCATTTCTGTGTACGCATAACGCTTTCACTTGCCATAGTCGCTATAATCGGCTTTCTGCCTGTTTCTTTTTCGTAATCGTGTGCAGGCTTTTTCTTCATAATGTCACAACATAAGTCGCTTATTTCAAATGGTGCGTCAAGAAAGAATTTGTATTTTTCTTGATTAAACTGACTATAATTGCCTTTACTATCTGTCAGTTCTCCATTCAGTCTGCGTAGCCTGTATTCTGAACCGCTAGGGATAACTCCCATCTGCAAACTCTTGTACTGTTCGTTCTGCTTGTTTATTCTCCTGTCTATTCCTAGCAGGTCTGCCATATAGCAAGCATACGGAACTGCCTGTCTGTCTGTCTGTCTGTCTGTCAAGATTGTGTTGTTAGATTTTTGACTGTCAAGGTATTTAACATATTTTCTTGCACCGCTTACACAATTTGACACTTCCTTGCTAATCATCGGAAATCCATACTTTTCACAAACTTCTGCGAATGAAATCTTAGGTTTTAAAATCACAAGGTTATCAAAAGTCTTGGCAAACTGCTTCAACTCTGGATATTGTGTCGGGACATCTACGAACACAAAAGGAATATTTTTATATCCGCAAACTACTCTGATTATATGTCCTAAAACTGTGCTGTCTTTGCCACTGCTAAATGACAGATACACGCCATCTTCACCAAATTCATTTACCCAGTTTCTTATTCTCTCCGCTGTCATTAAAACCTTGATATTCAGCGGTAATGCCTGCCATTGGTATAACTCCTGCATTGTGTGTTTTGCCATACTCACACCTCGATTTCATCATCCTGTGGGAACTGAAAAACAGCATTGTTAATAAAATCTACTTTTGACGGCTGATTTTTTGTTTGCACCATAACACCGCACTTCTTTAATCTTTCAAATTCCTTTGCCACATCTTCTGAAATAGCGACATTCTGCATTACGATAGGCATACCGACATATGCTTCTCTCAACATTTCCATAGCCTTAATTGCCTTTGCTTTGGTGGAATAAGTTGCAATAAGACTGTTCAGAAACACTTCCGGCGGTTCTGCGACATTTTTAACTGCAACAATTCCATAATTTCCACCACTATTTAATATTGAAAAAGCAAAATTCTCATAAGGAACATCTGTTTTTCCTGTCTGTGAAATTACTCTCATATCAGCTCTCCTCACTCTGCATGAATGGCGGTAGTTCCTCTGACTGCTTGTCAGCTGTGTCGGTTGGCTCTACATCAATTATGTTGTCCTCGTCAAAATCTACTGTATTTGCGTTTTCTTTGATTTCATCAGCAACAACCTTTTCTGTATCAAGTTTTACATCTGATACATTTTGAAATTCCTCTTGTGCATATAAACCTTGAAATCTATCTGGAAACGCTTCTCTTAAGGCCTGTACAACAGCTACTTTTCTAATCATTGTGGCTGGCTTTTTCGCCCATTGGCTGTTAAGTGAACCATCTTTTTTTCTTCCTGCGTACTCATCAAAGCCTACTGACTGATACTCGTCCTCTTTTCCGTCAATAAAGATTTTCGCCCAGCCGCCTACGATAGTTTCGTTAGGTAAAACCATTGTTCCCTCTCGCTCTTCAACAGCTCCGTCCTTTTTAATTACAATAATTCCTGCTTTCTTTCCCTTATATCGTGGGTCTGCATTGGCTCTCTTTGTAAAAACGTCTTTTCCAGTAACTATTGTGGCTGGGTCGTTGCTTCCATACTTAATAAGGTATGCTTCTCTCAAAAACGGATTTAAGTGCTGGTATCTGCATAATGACATAAACATCATTACTTCTCCGTCAGATACATTGCCGCCGCCACTTACAAGGTATCTTTTTATCATTGTTGGAGAAATTTTTACCATTTCCCCATTTGATTCATACTCGACTATCTGTGTATTCTCTGCCATAATTAATCCTCCTAAATCTCATTAAAAGTTTGAACCGCAAACAGTTCATTGGCTGTCTGCTTGAATAAAACTCCGTCAGATATGACTGTATACATATATCCGTCATACTTAAGCTCCACAGTATGTTTCTTGCCACCCATATAATAATTTCTCTTCTTAATAATCATTTCTATACCTCCTATAATCCAAGTAACTTTTTGAGTTCTTCTTTCATTCTCTCGGTTTCTTCTCTCATTTTCTTGGCTTCGTCGCTTAACTGCTCCCTGCTTTTATCAGCAAGTCTAATTACCATTTTGTACTCTTCCTCTGAAAGTTCCTCTTTGAGCGCATGTAAAACAGTAACCGCCTCTGCTATAATATTGCTTCTTGTACCTCTAAATGTAACTTCTCCGTCTTTTGCTTTAATCATTTCTGTTCCTCACTTTCTTCAAACTCTTTCAACTGTTCTGCTAACTTCTTGCACTCTTCTGCTACATATTCTTCTGTACGGATTATCAACCCATCAATGTGAAATCTATCTTCGCACTCAATCTGCATAGCAAGGCGCTCTCTGTAATTAGGAAATCTCTCATAAGCGAGTTCAAGTTCTTTTGAGTCATCGCAATGTGCACAGTCAAAACCAAGCCACCATAAATCACTTTCTATCGGATAGTTTGAATTTTCCCCACCATCCGCAAAGGTAATACCGCCGTGGCATGAAAAATATGCTTCAATTCGTATTCTTTCGTCCTCATCAAGGCAAGCACCAAGTAAAGGAAAAATACCGCTTATTTTTCGGTCTCCGACATCTGCTTTCTTAATTTCAAGATAGTCTGAATACTTTTTACCATATAAAGGGTGGTTTTTAGGAATGCCGACATATCCGCACCTATACCCCATCACATTGAATGTAACGACACATTTATATCCTGCGTGTTCAAACTCTCGTTCTACAATATATCTATCATTGCTCATATCACACCGCCTCAATCACAAGCTCTTTGTCCTGTGTATGCTTTAACAAGATTAGCTGGTTATCAATCTGTGGTATTCTCCAATCGTCAACGCTCTCTGTATCATCAATAATAATTGGGAAATTAACACTTGCTACTTTCTGAAAAGCTCGGCATATGTCAACTTCCGTTAACATCCTTGCGCCATGATTGAGATTTCTCGCATATGCTTCGCCGTTATAAACAAAGTCGCAGCACTCCTCGGTGTCACCATTTAAGAGCGGTCTAAACAGCTTTGCTGTGGCAAAATTCAGATACTTATTTACATCAGCCTGTAAGAGTTCGTTTTTCTTACGAGTAAACTCTTTCAGCAAGTCAAGCTTTCTCTCCCAATCGGCAATCTCCTGATTCAGGTCTTTTCTCTTATCCTCAAGGTCGGCTATGCTATCGTCTATACGCTTGTTATTCGCCACACCAAGCTCAATCTTTGTATCAACTGATGAGACTTGCCTTAACAGTTCGTTTCGCTCGTTTTTGAGCTTTCTGATAAGTTCTGATGTATCGTTTTCATCGGCAAGGGCTTTCTCTTTTTCCTCGATTTTAGCTTTAAGTGCCTGATACTCACTGTTGCCTGTCATATCAATATCAGTAGGCACCATTCCAAGCTCTTTAGCGATGTTATCACGTTCAAACTTGTCAGCAACAGTATCACGCTTTTCTGTCAGCTCCTTAAGTTCTGCTTCGAGGTCAGCTATTTCTTTCTTCTTATCCTCAATAGCCTGTTTGAGCTCCTTGCTGTCATTTGATAATGAATTGCCCTTATCCTCAAGCTCTTTAAGCTTCTTCAATTTTTTATCACTAAAATCAGTTCTCAAACTCTCTATTGTATCTTCCGGCAATCTCTGACCGCACATCGGACAATTAACACTGCTTTCATCAAAGGAAAGTGCCTTTGCTTTTTTCCAGTCAGCACGTACCTTTGCTAAGTCTATTGCACAATCTTCAATCTCTCTTTCAGAGGTTTTAATGCTAGCCTTTCCGGCTCTTATCATTGACTCTGTTTTGTGAATTGAAGCATTAAAATCATCAATCTGTAACTGTAGTTCCATGCGCTTTTTCTGATTGTCAGCATTGGCCTTTCTCTCCATGTCTGAAAGCTCAAATTTAAGGTTCATAATGTCCTCTGTGGCTTTCTGCTTGCTCTCTAAAATCTTATTGTAGTCAGACAGCTTATCTTCAATCTCCTTAAGCTGTGGCTCGTATGTTTTCTTCTGCAATTCAAGCTCCGCAAGGTCTGTATACTCATTGGTGGAATGGATTGTATCAATCCTTGTTGAGATTTCGTCTCTTTCCTTGACAAGTCCTTTTGAGCCATTCCTACCGCCTGTGCCGTTTAGCTTGCCACGACATACTTTTTTGAGCTGGTCTACGTCACCATCGTCAAACATTGGCTTAAGTTCGGCAAATTGTGGGAACATATCGCAGATTTCAGGATTTTTGTGTGCGCCAAAAAAAGTTGAGAGTGCTATTCTTTGATTTGTTGGCGATTTAAGTAACAACGTCATAGCGTTAAGACAAAATGGCAATATCTTGAGGTCTGCGATATTATCATTAATAAACTCGTTGTATTCAACCATTTTGCATGTAACATCATTGACATAATAATCTGTGTGCCCCGAACAAACTTCGCCGTCCTTATTTCTTCCTTGCCTTGTGATTTTTTTCAGAGTCTTTGCTTTTCCGTCAATCTCAAAGGTAACAGCCCTCACAATGTCAACATCGTCAATCTCAACTCCGTTTTCATCGTGCGGTCTTATGCCTGTAATCTCTCTGTCGTTCTCGTCATGGCAATTCAGCACATCAAGAATAATTCTCTTAACTGTCGATTTGCCGACTTCATTCTGACCGGACAATACAGTTTTCATTGAAAAATCTGCGTCTAATGTGTTTTTGCCGTAGAATTTGCAAAAATTCTGTGCAAAAATGTGTGTAATCTTCATTGCATTTCCTCTCTTTCTATTTGTTTATGGTTTTTAGAATCAAATTTCCGTGTAGGCTTGATTTCTTCACTACTCTTAAGTATGAGTCCGACTCCGATACAAAAAGCCACTCACTAGCCACGTAATGAGCCTTGTTGAGCAATAGCTTCTGCTCTCTTGTTAATGGCTTTAATCGGTATCGTGTATCGCCTAACCTAATTCGTCTTACATTGTCGCTCATTTAGCTTCTCCATTTCTTTATCTAGTAACGCTTGAAAGTCAAACGATTTGTCCTCGTGCCGTTTAGCTCGATATAGTTCTTGTAGGTAATCGTTAGCACTCTGACGCTTCAATTGGCTACCAATCGCAGTAGATGTCAAGATTTCCATTTCCACTCCCTTCGTCATATACAATTCCTTGTATGCCGACAGGAGTATCAACTACAGTTCCGTGTGGTAAATCGTCACTTGCAATTACAACGTACTCGTTTTCATCAACTACTAATCCGTGCTCATTCAGATGTCTGCCCGGGATATTCAAACCGCCTCCAGGTAACACTCTCTGTGAGTACCACGTATAAGTGTAATCGCCGTATCGAACTCGCCCTAGCTTCTTAAATCGGCTACAACTGTATTTCTTACGGCAAGTCGGAACTGTTGGCTCTTCATAGGTCTGCTCAACCACAACCGGCTCATTCTGAACTACTGTTGGCTCAATCTTCCCAAGCATTACGCTATTTAAATAGGAAGTAACTCCGGCTGTCAGTTCAACTTTGCTATCTGCTTTCGCTGCTATTGGCTTTAAGGTCATAATTCCAATCGTTGAAATTGATAACATCAATATCAGGTTTCTTTTTCTCATGCGGTTCGCCCTCCTCTATGAGACACATTGCAATCAGTATCAGCCAAAAGACTGTTACGATTGCTCCAACGATAATACTCGCTGTCTTAATTCCGTATGCCACCGATAATCCAAGGAAAAACGCAAATGCCAATGCTCCGAAAATCGAATAGCCGCAGCCGGTGCAAAACTTCTCTTTTAAAGTTCTTTTTCTCATACAATCACCTCGCTATGCAAAACTCTGTTGAGCGTTTGCGTCATGAATAAGCTCATCAAGATACTTAGGCACGACATAACAATCAATGAACTCATGCACATCGTCTATATACTTCCTCTTGATACTCTTATAAGTAGATACGCAACCATACTCACGCTTTAACTGTGTCCATATATCAGAAAAAGTCTTATGTCTGATACTGTTATCTCTGTATGCTTCGCTCTGCTTGCCACCAAGAATATTGACAACTCTGCGCTTAACATGCTGTTGTATCTCGTCAATATCACAGCTGTAAAGTGGTACATTTTCCTTAAGCTCGCTCACATCATCTTTGATGTTGTTTACTTTCTGCTCTAATTCTGTATAGCCCTGTGCTAAGAGCTGTATCTGACCGCCTGTTGTCTTTGGCATACCATAACTGCCTGTTTTTCTTATCTGTGGAAGTACCTCCGCCGTAACCCAGCGTTTAAACTCTTTGGCTTTCTTCATCTTGCTTTGAAATACTAATGAGTAAAAACCGCTCTCGTTGATTATTGTTGTTTTTCTATTCTGTTTGCCATCGAATAAAGAAATAATTTTTCTGTCGCACTCATCAACATGGGCGTTTATATCTCGGCTACCATTTTGGTACTCCAGCTTATCAGCTACATCAATTCCTACAAAATAAGGTTCTCCGTCAACTGTTATTGTTCTTACTGAACCAAATTCTGAATTTTCAAAAATTTGTAAATCGTTCATGTTTTCTCCTTTCTGTGTTATAATCCTCTTATTCTAAATAAGAAAAGAGGTGAAAAATATGTTTCTGAAATTTCAAATAACTTGTGCTTGTCATAATAGATATACTGTTAATGAAGATATATCTGCTGACAAGATTATTTGTCCTAACTGTGGTAAAGAATATCCTAGTTCTGCCAAACTTCTTGATATTCTTAATACTGCTAAAGAAATTCCTAAAGGTGACTTAATGTCAGAGGAATTTCCGATAAGGGCTATTTCGGAGAATGAAGATATGAATACGACTCTACATTAATCTTCATATACTCTAAGAAACCCTTGATTTGTGAAACGGACAGATTATGTTCAGCAAGTATTTTTTTTACTTCCCTTGCCATTTCGGCACATTCCTGTCCGTTTTCTCTCATAAACGTCATGAAGTTTGCACCATCTATGTCATTTCCAAGTTTTTGATTTAACATAGGTATTAATTCCATTCGTTACTCCTTTCTCTCTACTCAATAAAATAAGAAACTTCTACGCCAAAATAATTAGCAATCTTAATTAGCTTGTCTGTTTTTGGCATTGATTTTCCCGACTTCCAATCCGAAAAAGTACTCCGTGCCATTCCAAGCTCTTCCGACAGTTTGTAAAACGAAACGTTTCTAGCTTTTATGAGCGTGTCAAGTTTTTTAAAACTCGCCTGTCGTTTTTTCTTATTCAATTTCCCATCTCCTTTCTTGACAATAGTTAGGAAATCCGTTACAATAAAAGCGCCATATTAGGCAAAATACGCTAGGAGGTAAAAACCTTGAAAGCAATTTTGATTTTGCCTGTTCCATATTTGCGAGGTCGCATTTAAAATGTAGCAATCGGTGTAGCGCATTTTGGGCAGTAAAGCTCGATAAAAAATCATGGTTGGCATGTCCGATAATATGCCGTGCTACGCTAGATACTCCTCTCAATCCGTCAGCTAATGGCAACTAAAATGCTGAACTTAAACTGCATAAGTGGCGGAACATTTAAAGAAGCATTGTGTAGTACCAATGCGTTGAAAGACTTCAAAATGTATATGGTATAAAAAATATTGGAGGTCACTATGCAATACAAGCCAAATTGCCCAAATATGGATAAATTATTTCCGCAACACAAAATTTCTAAAATTGAATCACCTACATATGAAAAAGGCAAATCTCCATACGAGCTTTTAGAAAGTCAGTCTGCTTATCTCGAAAAGACAAGCAAGGAACTTCACGATATGGCTCAATCCGCTAAATCTCAAGCTGATTCCGCAAAAGAGATTGCTGAAAGTTCTAAAACGCAAGCTGATATTGCATTGGAAACATCGGGCAAGGCAGATGTTAAAGGTTGGATTTCTGTGGCTGTTTCTATCATCTGTGCTTTAATGGAATTTGCTGTACATCATTCAGAAATAATTGATTTTGTCAAAGCTTTGGCAAAATAAAATGGCAAAAAATCTGAAACAGCAAAACAAATATTGAAAGCACTAATGCTACATCTGAAACAGATGGTTTTTTCATTTTTGCTCCTTTCTCTCTAATCCACGAAACTTTCAACCGGTTCATCAAGATAGCTTGCAATTTTAATCATGGTGTCTAATTTTGGCTTGCTTTTATCTCTCTTCCAATCTGAAAGCAACATAGGTGAAAAGTTCAAGTCTGTTGCTACTCGGTATGATGTGATACCCTTTTTCTTCAAAATTTGCTCAAATCTCGAATATGATTGAGCATATTTCTTAGAATTATTCATTTTTTACGCTCCTTTCCTTAAAAATATATTGATTTTATTAAGGAAATCCGTTATAATGAAACTTACCAAGACAACAAAATAACAAAATTAAAACCTAGGCTCTAAGGATTCCCTTAATCTAGGTCTAGTATATTATGGTTTTCTTTAATTGTCAAGCATTATTTTAAAGTTTTCCATAATAATTTATGAGGGATTTTTTATGTATGAACATTATCAGAAATTACTAGACGAAAAAGGCTTGAAAAATGCCGATGTTGCAAGAGCTACAGGCATTTCAAACATGACTCTATCTGATTGGAAAAGAGGAAAGAGCGAGCCAAAAACTAAGAATATGCAGAAAATTGCTGATTTTTTAGGAACTACCTTGCCATATCTAGTTACAGGTGAAGAAAGTAACCCTATATTTGAACAAGCAAATGCAGATTATGACCTTTCAAATATAGACAGCAAGCTCAAAGATTATGTATTTAAGTTATCTAAATTGTCGGATAAAGAGCAAGAAAGTATTATGAATTTAATAGATGTGATGTATGAAAAATACTCAAAATAAATTAAATTAATAAGAAAGGTGGTATTTTATTGTGAGTAAAACTGTTAAATGTCCTAAATGGGGTTGTGATGGTGTTGGCATACCTGTTGATACCAAGAAAAAATTCTCATTCGGTAAAGCACTTGTTGGCAACACAGTAGGTGGTTTCTTCGGGCCTGTCGGTGCCGTTGTCGGTGCTGCTACCGGAATTAAAGGCAAAAACGGCAAAACAAAGTTTGTGTGTTCAAAGTGCGGTAACGTTTGGGAAAAGAAAATATAACCACAAGGCAGAGCTTTTACTCTGCCTCTATTTTTCTTTTAATAAATACATACAAGTACAATAACAGGTCTTTGTCTTCCACACTCTCAATCATTTTAATTATTTCATCCTTATATTCCATACAATGCCACCTCCGATACATCAATTATAGAACATTTGTTCTTAAGCGTCAATATTAGGACGGCAGAAAAATCCACCGCCCTACCGAAACTTGAAGAGTTCTCTTATTTGAGAACATCATTACTGTAGCACTTTAAAGTGTTTTATTTTGTCGAATATTGACAACATGGATTGTAAAGAATAGAATGGTAAAAAATAACTACAAAAGGAGATGTTAATATGGTAAAAACAAATAAATGCAATTCCTACGTCATCAATGGTCAAAAAATCAATGTTGATGATATAATCAAGCATTATAATGGCAACTTAGGCATGGCTTGTAATGAAATATCGCAAAAGACTTTGGTTTCATTTGAAACAGCCAAATATTATGTGGAGCTGTGCCAAAAAGATGAGCCATTCGTTAAGCAAAATTCAACGGCAAGCTTCACAAGTGGTATTCTCATAGCTGTTCCGCTTATAATGTTTATTGCAACAAAAATAGGACTCTTTCCGGTGGACAATGACCTTTTCATTGCTATGTTTGGCTTAATTTTTGTGTGTTGCTCTATTGCTTCAATTATTCTCGGAATAATTGATTTAGCATCTAAGAATGAAATCCCGCGCAATCATGGCGGTTCCATCTTTGGCATTGTTGCTTCTGCGCTGATGTGGCTTGATTTTATTTTTCATTGAACTATGGAGGGGTTTCCCTCTCCTTTTTTGTTGTAATAGCTTAGTTAATTATAGCCCTCTTTAGTTAATTAATTTCTGCTTTCGATTCTTTTTCCTTATTAACATCCATCAACTCATTGTACTGCTCTTCGGTAATTCTGCTTGTCGCGAAAAAAATATCAATTTTATTCTTTAAATCGTCTGTCAGTCCGTTTCTTTCTTTAAGTTTTAATAATGCTCTGTATAACATCTTCTATACCTCCAATTCTGTAAGTGCTACTGCATACTCTGAATTTACATATGCTTCTGCCGATTGTGTATCCATATCATAAATATAATCTCGGTTGTCGTTTAACTGTTGTTTTACATAGTTCCATCCATTAGCCATGCTAATCGGGTAGTTAAATACTGTATATCCGTCCAACTGTTCTGAATTTACACTGATTTTTGTCACCGGATAATAGGTTGCAAGTTCTTTTAATGCCTGTATCTGTTCTGATGTTAAAGGCAATTCTTCTTTTAAAACTGGTAAAAGCACAAATGGCTTATTATTTAAAATCCAATTGTTAAAATCATCTGATGTTATTGTTGTATCTGTGCTAAATGCAAAACCAATGTTACCTTTAGTTCCGTCAGCATTTACTATAAAAGTTCCAATTCTATCTGGCGTATTAGTAACAAAAGCGAAATGACTGCTAATTGAAAAAGGGTTTTTTATAATTTTACTACCATCTATCCCTAGTGCTTCATTTGTCCTACCATAAAATCTAAGAACACCTTTATTAATTGCTATT